TCATCCGTAGATCGCGGAAACGGGTTTGGGGACGAAATGGGGACGATCTTCGGAAACGATCTTCCTTGCTGGCTCCAGAAGCTCATCCAGAAGTGGCACCGGAGAACGCCCATCCCCGATCTTCGCCCGCTCCACGAGACTCTCCTCCCACAGTTTCTGTAGCCCGTCCGTGATCTGCTTGAGCATCGCGGGCGACGTGTGCGAGTACGTCCCGACGATCCCCGGCAACTCATGGCCGAGCCGTTCCTCCGTCGCCACCAGCGGAACGCCCAACTCATCCAGCCACACCTTGTGCCCGTGCCGCTCCCCATGCGGCGTCAGGCCGCGCTTGACCGGCAGCCACGACACCAGATGATGTTGCTCGATGTCGTAGCGCCAGAATCCGCGACGCCGCGGCGGAGCGAACTCCACCCCCGCCTCGGCCGCCGGCCACGACCGGCGCACCACGCCCGGCCACGGCGCGTCCGCCACATCAGCGAGCACCGGGTAGCCCGGCCGATCCTCCGACCCCGGATGCCAGCCATCCGCCGCCGGCCGGAAGCGGCGCCGCGCGTAGTTCGAGCGCCTCTCGTGCCCGCCGTCCTCCGTCAGGAACATGTACCGGCCGCCACCGCAGCCCCGCGGCCCCGAGCAATTGCACTGGCCTGAGCCGCCCTGCATCTGCCGCGAGAGCAGATCCGACAGGAAAGGCGGGATGACGATGGACCGGTTCGAGTCGTCCTTCGGCGGCTTCTTCCTCCACTGGCCATTGTGCTCGTACACCTGCCACTCGACCTGGATGGACGACAGCAGGAAGTATCGGCATTGCAGGCCCCACAACTCGGCCCACCGCATGCCGGTGTAGGCGAGCGTGAGCGCGTGGATGAGTTCGTCCGGGCGCCCTGACAGGAGCGAGAGCCGCTCGCCAAGGAGGAGGACTTCGAGCGGCGTCGCCCACACGCGCTTCGCGCCGCGCGTCTTCGTTCGGCCGCTCTTCTTGCCGCGGTTGCGCTGCCGGACTGCGGGGTTGGCCTTAAGCAGGCCAGCCCCGACCGCGTCCGACAGCATCGTGTGCAGCAGCGTCCTGGCTGACGCCGCAGACGAGACGCTCCAATGCCGGTGAAGACTCAACTCCCACGCATTGATCGCCAGAGCATCCAGCAGCCGGAGAGGGAGATTGCCGAGGTCTGGCCCAATGTGCACCTGGATGTGCCACCGGTACCCGGAGATCGTCGTCTCCTCCAGGTGTTGGGCGGGCAGCCAGCGGCGCATCCACTCGCCGAGCGTGATGTCGCCCGACTTGGGGTCGCGCCACATGTCGCGCCGAATGTCGGCTTCCTGCGCTTCGGCATACTTCAGGGCCGCGGTCTTGGTGGTGAAACGGCGACCGTCGTCGCCGCGGATCGCGTTGCCCTTGCTGCCGTCGGCTTGGATGAAGCGTGCACGCCAGAACTCGCCCCGTTTTTCGGCGGATGCCATGGGGACCTCCATGAGGGTCGTTGGGGGTCGCTGGTTCCACGCTAGCCGAACACGCAAATATCCAGCACGGGATCGACGCCCACTTCGATCCTGCACTCCCTCTGCGGCGTGGCCGGCTCGGCTGCCTGCTCCGCGTTCGCGGACGGCTGAGCCGACTCCTGCGTCCTTGGCGGTGATGTCGTGGACGGAGGCGCGGCGGCAGTCGACGGCAGTTCGTCTTGCGCTGTGGGGCTGGACGTCGGCTCCGGCCTTCGGGTCCTCGTCCGCGTCGTCGGCTCCTCGGCCGGTTCCCGGGTGGGTTTGCTCGTCGGGCTGGGCTGGCCGAGCTCAGTGGGACTCTCTGACGCCTGCGTCTTCCTTGGCCTTGCGGGAAGCACCGGAGGCGATGACGTCTTGAGCGCGGGGGCGACCGTCACTAGTTCACGTTCGGGTGTCACGGTGAAGGTGGCCTGCGGCAGCGTGGCTGTGGCCACGATCGTGACAGTTGCCGGTGCCGGCCGAGCAGCTGGTGTGCCGAAGCCGTCCAGCACTGCGTTCGCGCCAACAACGCCGACCGAACCCGCAGCGACGGCGGAGATCGCCGCCCCCGCGATCTGGTGCTCGCGTCCCCACTGGATGACTCGTTCGGCCAGCCATCCGAGTGCTGCCCACACGTACAGGTCCGGGCGGAAGAGACTGAATGTGGCGCGGGGATTCTTGTCGGCGGCGTTGAGGATGACGAGTGGAGGCCGCCCTTCTCCTTGCGGCAGGGCGATGGCGGCGATCTCTGGCGGCAGGTTGCCGTGGCTCGGGATGGGCTCGATGTTGTGCCGGCCCATCATGCGGTGCCCTCGCGGACGAGGTTGCAGATGTAGCCCCATAAATAGGCTTCCCTCTGCGGGTCGGCCTTGCCTTGAGGGACGAGCATCACGGGCACCGTCTTACCGTCTATGACGACTCGGACCGTTCGCCGTCGCGCCCTTGCGGGTCGACGGAGTCCCTCGACAAAGTTGCGAGGAGGGGCGGCAGGGTCGTCGAGCTGCTCGGCGATGTGATCGACGCAGTTGAGCAGGGCGCGCATGTTCGCGCGGTCCCTCCAGGTTGTCTTCGAGAGCCGAACGGCGTTGTTGATCAGACTGTGGGGGGTTTCGGCCTCGTTCCCGTTGCCGTCGTCGTGGTTGTGTGCGCTGCTGGTGGTTCGGGACATCACGTCCAGCCGCCTCCTGAGGGTGGGCCGGTTGTTTCGTTCCCTTGTGCGTGGGTCTGCCGGGGTTCTCATATCACGCCTGTATTCGGATTCGGTCTAGCCCCTAATTGGCCATGTGACCGTTCTGTTACACAGTGTGTCCGATTGGCGTCATTTATCCGCGTAGTGAGCGTTCACGCGCCCTTGCGTCGCGACCCGTTCTCCTGCTGATCGCGCTGCATCTCCTCGATGCGCCGCGCCTGATCGTCGAGCTTGCGCCCCTGATCGTCAAGCTTGCGCCCCTGCTCGTCGAACTTGTCGGCCAGCTCTGCCAGCCGATCGTTTGCGGCTTGCAACAGCTTCACCAGGTCGGCCGTGATGGGCGAGTCCGGCTCATCGTCGATCGGCTCGTATGTGGCTGGTCTGCCTGCGCGCTGTGCCGATTCGCCGTCTGGCGCCGGCTCAAGTGCGCCACCGGCGAGGCTCCTCCGGATGGAGCCGTCGGCTAGCCGGTAGGCCGCCTCAACCAAGGCGAACGACTCATCGGTGAAGTTGGTGCGCGTGTCGGGTGCGCCCTCGATGTCCTGGACGAGCTTGTAATGCAAGCCAGTCTCAGCACAGAACGTGGTGCGGTTCTTGTAGCGCGAATCGACCCGGGCTCGCCGGGATCTCAAGGAGCGGCTCAAACGCTCCCACGCCTCTGCCGGGTACTCGCTCACGGCTCAACTCCGAACATCGACGACTCACTCCGAATTTTGCTGGAGATCGTAGGAGATCGTCAAGTCGGAAGGTGGCCTTGGGGTGGAGCTGCTCGGGAGATCGCTGAGGTCAAAGGGGCGAAACAGGCGAAGATCTCTAGTCAAGTTCATCTGACTCTATTTGACTACAGATAGCTCTTGACTGTGACTCTGATCATCTCCAATAATCTCTACATGGCTCCAATCGCGACTGTCTCGCAGCACGGACCCGCTATCCGGGCCCTCCGAATCAAGGACGGCCTCACCGTCAATGGACTAGCTGAACTGGTCGGATGCGCCCAGTCGGTCATCTCTCACCTAGAGATGGAGCAGAAGCAGCCGTCCGAACAGATGCTTAACCGCATCGCCCGAGCGCTCCACGTTCCGGTCGCTGCCATCAGCCGCGCACCACTCGCCGATATCGGCGAGGTGTACGAGGAGGCTGACGCGCCCCAACAGAGGTCGGCGTGATGTTGGAACGTACCTTCACCTTTAAGCAGGCGGCCGAACACCTACAGGTCGTCTCCGTCTACTGGCTGAAGCAGCAGGTCCGCGCCGGAAACATCGAGTGCACCCCTCTGGGCCGGAAGCGCGTTTTCACCGAATCGCAGCTCGCCAAGATCGCCACGGATGGCGTCGAGCTGCCCGGCCAGCGCCCGCGCAAGAAGCGGGCCAACAAGCAGGCAACCGCGAAGCCTCGGGCACCGCGCCCGGCCCCCGCTGTCTCTGACGCCCCGCTTGAACTCGTGTTCGATCGCAGCCGCAGCCGCAACTTCCGGAAGAGCGGCACGGCATGACAGCCCTGGAGCGCTTCTCCGCCGCCTACGCGATCACCGGCCTGTCTATGCGTGTGTCGCTGCTGGCCGAGATCGACCGCCGCGACGACGAGATGACCCCCGTCCCTCCGTACGTAGGAGCTCACCGTGTCGCCTGACCAGAGGCTCGACGCCTACCACACGCAGACCGGCAGCCACGAAGACCGCCTGACATGACTTTGCCCCGGCCATGCGACGGCCGGGGCGGCGGGAGGACATCCCGCGCACAACTTATCCCCTCGACGCGAAGGACAAGCCCGAAGTGAGCACCGCGACAGCGTTCAACCTGCGAGCCATCGTCCGCGACGTGCTGGCCACCAGCGCCCTTACCGACCCTGGCGCGCTGGCCAAAGAGGTATCGAAGCGCGTCCCGGATGACCATCTTCGCGAGGCGTTCGACGAGATGATCCGCACCTACGTGCAGAAGATCGTCACCGGGAACAGGACGCTGATTCTTCCGCCCGCAGCTTTCCACGAGGTGCCGACACCCGGCGGCAAGGTTCGACCGGTCGGCCGGTCAAAGAAGGTCGCGGAGATCCGCGAGGCGTGGCGTGTGGTGCTTCGCGAGCGGATCAACATCGGCCCGGCCGCTGAGGATTGGAAGGTTCTCGCCGACTGCGACACCGAAGATCTCCTGTTCGCTGAGACGGCGCGGCGAGACCTCGCTGCCCGGAACCTCGCGAACGCCGACCAGTTGAAGGGGCTGCGGGACCTGCTCGCCGAGCACGGCAAGCAGCACGTCCGCGACCTCCCCGATTCAGTGCTTGCCGCCTACTTCGGTGGTGGCAAGTGAGCACCCCACAGACTTCCGCCCCAGCTAGCGGGATCACGACGCCCAGGGAGTTCTCGTTGGGGCGGAACAGCATTTCCCGGTCGACCCCAGATCTGTCGACGCCCGTCGCTGAAGCGTTGGCCGGGTCAGGCTCCCTCGACGGCCAGGCCCCCGCCGACACCCAAGACGCGAGCGCTGTCGAGGGCAACTCTTCCCCGCAGGCCATATCTGATCCGGATCCCACATGGTCCGCGCCTGCGGGGACCTCATCTACGGCAGCGGCCAAAAGGAGCGCGTCTCCCAATGACTCCTCGCTGCTGCCGTTCAAGGCCAGCCAGGCCGCCCCAAACTGCTCCGACGCCCATCGTGAGTGCGGTGGCCTGGCTGAAGACCTCCCCGGCGACCAGGGTGACCCCGATTCCCATTGTTCAAGCGTCGCCGGGGACTCAGCTCAGCCGACAGCCATAGATCTGCCACTTCCCAAAGCAGCCTCGCTGTCGGCTGCCAATTCCCCCCGGACGGCCAATACACGCTCGTCGGCCATACACGACACGCCGTCCGGGGATCAGCTTCCGCGAGAGGCCAGCGTAAGCTCGGCGCCCACATGGGCAACGCCTCTCGCGGATCAGACTCCGCCCCTGGCCATAGATCGTGCGCTCTCCAAAGCCGATTTGCCAGGGGTGGACGAAGCAGGGTCGTCGGTTCCGGCCGTACGCGAAGCGATGCCCATACGGCTACCGCCGGAACTGGCAGACCCGCTCCTCGCTCTCGCCGCCGATGTCCTCGACGACCTGGAGTCGGTGTGGATCGCCAACACCAACCGCCTCCGGCAGCTCACCCGCGACGTTGAAGACTCGGACGGGGAGGAGCGCGGCTTCGGCCTGACGCTCGACCACCCCGACGTCGCCCGCCTCGCCGCCCTCGTTGAGGCGCTGGACAAGGCGCAGCAGGACGCAACGAAGAACCTCACGAAGAGGCTCAAGTCCCACCCGCTCGCGCCGTGGCTGAAGGCCCAGAAGGGCGTCGGCGACAAGCAGGCCGCGCGCCTGCTCGCGTCGATCGGCGACCCGTACATGCGGCCCGAGATGCGGTTCGAGGACGGCACCGTCGAGCCTGCACGCCCCCGCCGCGTAAGTGAGCTGTGGGCGTACTGCGGCTACCACGTCATGAACTTCCCCGCTGGTCAGCTCACGACCGACACCCATCTGGTCAGCGCCAGCGGGGGTAAGACCGGCCACCTCGACCAGAGTAGAAGCGATACCCATGCGTCGGGCGTCGGGGTGGCCCCCAAGCGGGCTCGGGGCCAGCGCGCGAACTGGTCCAGCACGGCAAAGATGCGCGCCTACCTCATCGCCGAATCCACGATGAAGCAGCTCAAGCGCACCTGCCCGGCCGACGAGGAACGCGGTTACGCCACCCACACGGACGGGTGCGAGTGCTCCCGCTACCGCAAGGTCTACGACGCCGCCCGCGAGAAGTACGTGGATGCCATCCACCACGCGGAGTGCGTCCGCTGCGGCCCGAAGGGCAAGCCCGCCCCGGTCGGCTCCGACCTGTCGCGCAAGCACAAGCAGGCCCGCGCCCTCCGCATCGTCTCCAAGGAACTCCTGAAGGACCTGTGGCGCGAAGCGCGGCGCATCCACCTCGGAGAGGAGGAGACGACGTGACCGCTACCCAGCGCTTCAACCAGTCCGTGATCGCCGCTTGGCGCCTGTCCTGCATCGAGCGGAAGGTCATCGACACCCCACGGCCCGCTGCCTGACCAGTAAGTAGGCCCCCGCCGGAGTGCGCCGGACGAGGGCCTGACCACCAACCACAACCCTGATCAACAACATGAGGAAGGAAGTGGCTGGCTTGTCCACCACTATCTCATCTCCCGAACGAACCGGCGAGACAGTAGATCCCGCCGGAGTCTGCGCCGTCCTAAGACGTGCGGCCAACGCCCTGGAGAGGCTGCCTCACGCCCTGATAGGCCGTGTGGACCTGTACTTGGCCCTGCGACGGTCGGGCTCGTACGAGGTGGCGCAGGCCGCGTTGGAGTTGCTGGCCGCCCACCTGTGCGCCACTGGCGCCGATGACCTGTGGGTGCACCGCTGGAGCGTCCTGCGCAACCGCGAGGACGCAGTGGTTCTGATGCGCGACGCCGCTGACGCCGCCGAGCAGGCAGCGGCGGTGTCCCGGTGAACGCCAAGACGTGGGCGCCGGCCGACGGCGACACCGTTACCTGGAACGGCACAGACGGCACGTGGATTGTCCGTGGCTACGAGGACGACGACACCGTCTGGATCCACCGGCCGAATGTGCGCATGGTTCCGATGATCGGCCGCAACGGCGGCGGCTGGGTGGACCTGGCCGGATGGCGAGACGAGCCCGAGCATCAGGAACTGGTCGCGGTCGCCGCCCTCCGCCCCGTCGAGCGGGCGGTGCCAGCATGACCGCGACCGCTGAGCTCGTCCGTCACGAGGTCGAGCACGCCGATTTCCGCCACTGCCTGGAGGCTCTGCGCTTCCACGGCTTCACGGTCACCTTCCACGCGGAGGGTCTCTCCCCGAACGGCTTGTACGCGGTGACTGCCTACGGCAGCCAGGGGCGCAGGCCGGAGATGCTGCGCGCCGCGCACGAGGACATGGGCGGCGCGATCCGGGCGGTCGCCGAGCAGCTCGGCGGGATCCGGCTGAAGGCGTACGCCAAGCACACGCTCTCCCGGCGAACGGCCGGTGAGGTCCGGTGATGGCGCAGACATCCCCCTGGTTGTCGGTGGGAGACGCCGCAGCCCGACTACGCCGTACCGACCGCGAAGTGCTCGCCCTGATCTTCGCGAAGGTCCTGGACGCCGAACTACGCCTCGACCACTACGAGATCCGCACCGAGTCGGTCGAGGCGTTCGCCGCACGGCTGTCCGCGGCCGAGAAGCCGGCCGTGCTGGACCGCGAGACGGAAGCCGACTACCGCCGCAGCACCGCCGACTTTGACGACGACACCCCCAACGAAGAGGGAGACGAGAACTGATGGGCTTCACGTTCGAGCCTGCGACCAAGGACGAGGCCAAGGCGCGTATCGCGCTCACCGGCCCGACCGGGTCCGGGAAGACCTACACGGCACTGACCATCGCCGCCGTGCTCGGCCAGAAGGTCGCCGTCATCGACACCGAGCGCGGGTCGGCCAGCAAGTACGCCGACGAGTTCGCGTTCAGCCGGCTGAACCTGCAGTCGTTCGAGCCGGTCACCCTGTGCCAGGCGCTCGCTGCGGCTTCGTCGCAGGGGCATGACGTGGTCGTCGTCGACTCGCTGACACATTTCTGGTCAGGCACCGGCGGGATGCTGGAGCAGGTCGACGCCGCCGCCAAGCGCGGTTATGGCGGTAACTCCTTCGGCGGGTGGAAGGAAGCCCGGCCGCAGGAACGCCAGATGATCGACGCGCTGGTGTCGTATCCGGGCCACGTCATCGTCACCATGCGCTCGAAGACGGACTACGTCATCGAGGAGGACCAGCGGGGTCGGAAGGTGCCGCGCAAGGTTGGACTCAAGCCGGAGCAGCGCGAAGGCATCGAGTACGAGTTCGACATAGTTGGCGACCTCGACCACGAGAACACGCTCGTCGTCTCCAAGTCGCGTGCCCGCAACATCGCCGGGCGGGTGGTCGCGAAGCCGGACGCCGAGTTCGCGCAGGAGATCGCCGCGTGGCTCGGCGACGGCAAGCCCAGCCCCGACGCCCTGCACTTCCGCGACCTGCTGCTCGACCAGTACGCCACCCTCGACGACGTAGCCGCAGCCGGGACGGACATCCGCAAGCGCGGCCTGTTCGGCGCCCAGGTCATCGACGAGCACGGCGACGCCACACAGCTCGGCGAGTTGGCCCGCCGCCGCTGGATGGAGTTGTCCAAGCCGAAGTCGGTCGAGGCGGCGGTGACGGCGTGAACGACTTGACCCCGAAGGAAGCGCGACTGGTGTTCGCGCTGCTGAAGATGCGCGCCTCGCAGATCTCTGCAGCGCTCAAGCAGGTGACGCTGTTCATCGAGCAGGAGCCCGGCGACAAGAACGCGGCCAAGCTGGGCGCGGCACGGCTCGGCAAGGTCGCGATGACCGAGCCCGAGGTGAAGCCTCAGGTGACGGACCGGGAGAAGTTCGTCGCCTGGGTGCAGGAGACGGCGCCGACCGAGGTCGAGCAGGTGCCGACCGTCCGCGCCGCCTACCAGACGAAAGTCCTGGAGACCGTCGCGCGCATGGGCGGCCCGGTGGACGAGCACGGGCAGGAGATCCCCGGCGTCGCCCTCGGCTACGGGTCGTCGCCGCGACAGTGCTTCTACCCCGACGACGGCGCCGACTCGCTGCTGGCGGTGGTCGAGGAGAAGGACCTGCCGGACCTGGGAGACATCGACCTGGCTGGGCTGCTCGGCATCCGCAGGAGCGAGCCGTGACCACCTTCGAGAAGCGCGATGGGGGCTTCCAGTTCCTCGATGAGGGCGACGTCCTCACTCCGCCGGAGACCGACCAGTTTCTTCGCCTGCTGAACAACGAACTGGCCGCGGCCGGGTTGGCGTATCGCGAGGCGCGGCGCGTCGAGCTGGACCGGTTCAAGGACTACTCCGACGCCAGAAAGCCTCACGAACTCCACCCGGACTGCCCCGAGGTCGGGCGCGGCGCCGGGCAGGTGACCGCGAAGGCGGAGGAAGCCTGGTTCGAGAGGCGCATCCCCGACCCGTACTGGGCGTGGAAGAACGCCGTGCTGGAACGGCAGAACGCCGGCGCCTACATGAGCCAGGTCGGCAAGCAGGTCGAGATCATGCGGTCGCTGAACAAGAACGCGACCGACCACTTCGGCACCTACCGGGGCGGTCCGCGATGAAGAGCCGCGTGGAAACCTCGTGCTGCAGCAAGGCGACCTTCGCCTCCGAGGAGGAGGCCCGCCGCTACTGGCGCCGGATGGAGGGCCTGGGCCTGTCGCGGGTGCTGCCCACGGATGTGGAGCAGTGCATGCGCGGCTGGCACCTCACCTTCCCGGCGAAGGAGCAGAAGCCGCGCAAGCCGTTGAAGCGGAGCGGCGCGAAGAAGCTGTCACGGCCGAAGAGTGTCCCGTCCGCGGTGAAGCGGATCCTGCTCAAACGGTCGGGCGGCGCCTGCGAGGTCGGACTGGTCTGCGGCGGGCGCGCGGAGGGCACGGATCCGGCGCACCGTGAGGGCAAAGGGACGGGCGGCACTGACAAGGCGTGGTCGAACCTCGCGTCGAACCTGTTGTGGGCGTGCCGGGCCTGCCATGACCTGATCGACAACAAGCAGCCCGCCCGCGCCGAGAAGCTCGGGCTGAAAGTCCGCGCCGGGGTCGCCCGCCCGTGGGAGATCCCCGTCCTTCACGAGCGTTTCCGCTGGGTGCTTCTGCACAGTAACGGCGGCGTGCGTGTCGCCCCCGCCGGTACTCACCCAGACGGCAAGCGGCCCATCCCGGTCGTGGCGTGCGCCATGTGGGACCTCATCAACGGCCGCGGTGCGTTAGTCGAGGCGGTGAAGCGGTTCGGACATGCGGACTGCCCGCCCCGGTCGGCTCCCCGTGAGGGCCTGTTCACCTGCTCGTGCGGCTCGTCGCCCTTCGTCGTCGAGGTGGCGTCTTGAGCGTCATCGACATCTGGTGCATCACCTGCGCGGCGGTTCGCCCACACGCCGCTAACGAGGACCTGATGGCCTGCACTGGGTGCGGCGAGATCCGCCACGGCCTGGGCGAAGGACTCGCGGTCGCCGCATTCACGGTGGCTGAGTTGCCGCCCGTGGACGACATGCGGGACTGCCGCTGGTGCAACGAGACGAAACCGGCCGATCACGACTGCCCGGCCGGCGCGGTCGGGTGCACCACCAACCCTCCTGACGGGCCAACCTGCGGGGCCTGTCCCGCCTGCTATCGCGCACAGGCGCTGGGCCTCGCCGCCGAGTTCAGGCGAGACCCGTACGGCTCGCCGTCCGACATCGACATCCCCTGAGGAGATCGCCATGACGCACGTAGACGACCTGTACGAGCAGGGAGACGACCGAGAGCCAGCCGAGCCCGCGCAGGAACCGCCGCTCGACCTGGACGCCATCGAGGACTCCATCCGCACCTACTACGCGGGTAGCGATGACGACAGCGCCAAGGCGGCCGAGGACCTGGCGACGGTTATGTCGAGCCTGGTCGCTGAGCTTCGTGAGGCCCGCCAGCGGATCGCCGAGTTCGAGGCGCTGCCGACCCGCGAGAACTGGACGGTCACCCCTCGCCGGGACGTCACCCCCGCCCAGCTTGACCCGCTGATGCGGCGACCTGGCAGCGGAGACGGCGGCGAGGAACGGCTGGCAGTTGTGGCGCCAGCGGTCCTCGGTCCACCCGTGGGAGCCGATCGCCGACAAGTCCCCGTTCTGATCCTCCCGCCGCCACCTCGCCATTCATCGGGGGTCGAGGTGGCGGCGGATACCCGACAGACCAGCAACCAAGAGAGGAGGAGGTCGAAGTGAGCGAAATCCAGTTGTTCGACAACGGCGAATTCGAACTCCACATCACTCCGGTCGGCGACTCGTTCAAGATTCAGGCTCCCGGTCTCGCCCGGTCCCTCGCGTTCCACTCGGCCAAGGACATGCTCCGCACGGTCCCCGGCGACGAGAAAGGGTGGGAGACAGCTCCCACCCTTGGTGGCGAGCAGGAGATGTGGCACGTCACCGAGGCGGGCTTCTACCGGGTGATGGGTCAGCGTCAGGCGTCGCGGATCAAGAACGAGGCAATCCGCAAGCAGGTAACCCGCTTCCAGAAGTGGGTGTTCGCCGAAGTGCTCCCGGCGCTACGTCGCGGCGAGTTGGTAGCACAGCAGCGGCCGGCGATCCCCGAGGACTACGCGGCGGCCCTGCGGCGCGTCGCAGACGAGGTTGAAGCCCGCGCCCTGGTCGAGAAGGAGCGCGACGAGATGCGCCCCCTCGCGGAGGCGTACTCGCAGTTCATGGAGTCGGACGGCACCTTCGAGTGGGCCGCCGTCGCGCAGATCCTCACCCGAGTGACGGGCGGACTCGGCCGGAACAACCTGCTGGAACTCCTCCGCGACCTGAAGGTCCTGAAGGACAACAACACGCCCTACCAGGCCAACTACGAGCCGTACTTCCTGCTCGTCCCCGGCGGCCACGGCGTCAAGACGACCCGCGTCACGCCGCGCGGCCTGGACTGGCTGCGGCAGCGGCTCGTCAAGCACTTCAACCACCAGCCAGGCCTGTTCGCCATCGGGGAGATCGCATGACTGACAAGCCCACCCTCAACGACCTCGCGCCGTACCCGGATTTCCTGAGCCAGGTCACCGCTGAGGGCATCGCCCGTCACAACGCTGTCCTCGCTCTGGAGGAGCACCACCTGCGGATGAAGCTGAACGGGCTCGTCGATGGCCACGCCTGGAAGGAAGCGCTGCGCGCCTCGCGTACCGGCTGGGCGGTGGCTCTGCTGCTCCGCGCACTGATCGAGCACGCCGGAAGCGAGGTGGCCGACGACGTTGCGCGCGCCCTCTGGAAGGACTGGGACGACAGCCAGGACTTCGCTCCCCAACTCGCGCGGTGGGTGTCTGAGGCCGGTGTCGACCCGGCCGTGCTGGTGGAGATGGCGCAGGACTCCTACGAGCAAGTGCAGAAGCTCAAGACGCTTCGCGTCCCTGGTCAGGGCGAGCTTCCCCTCGGCGGTGAAGCGTGAGCACCGACTGGCAGTGCCCCTGCGACGAGTGCAGCGGCATCGCCGAACCTCCGACCGACCCTCAGCCGTGCGGCTTCCCGAACCCTGATGTGGCCGGCGAGTTCTGCGGCGAGCACGAGGACCACGCCGGCGAGCACGGCAACTGGGCTCACCTCGCCGAGGCCCACGCCGAGATCCCCTCCCCGTAGACGACCCGCTGCCCGCTCCTGTGCAGGCATGCGTGGCCAACCCGAGTTCCACCTGAACCAAAGGATCAGCAATGGCACAGCCGTACGCCTCCCTCCTCGACATCACCGACCACACCCCGCTGCCGCTGACCAACCGGTACGCCGAGTACCTGAAGGAGCGGCTCACCCGCTACGACCAGGACATCGCCCAGTTCGACCAGAACGAGGCCAACCTGAAAGCGGAACTGGAGGCGTGCCGCGCGCTGCGGTCGGCCCTGGTGGAGACGCGGGAGCGGTACCGCCGCGATCTCGGCCCGCACCACACCGCCCCTGCCGTCGAGCAGCCGGTCTGGCCGGTCCAGCCGGAGGACCGCAGCAACACGGCGCAGGAGTGCCCGAAGTGCGGTCAGCCGATGTACCTGACCGCCCGGTACGGGTTCGTCCACGAGGTCGACGGCCCTTTGTGGGTGGCCGGCGGCCAGTGGTGCGTGCAGGCCACCTCTGTGGAGGTCACGCACGTGCTGCCCGCCATCGAGAGCGAGCCCGCGTCGTGACCGAGGTTCTGCGCCGGGCCCGCCGTCTCCTCGGCCTCGCCCCCGCCAACCCCGCGTACAAGCCGCGCCACGCCAAGCCGGAAGCGGCCTCCCCTGACTACGACACCGAACCGTTGGAGCGTGCCTCATGAGCACCGCTATCACCCCGCCCACGCCGGAGAACGTCGCCGAGATGCTGACGTCCGGCGACAACGACTACCACGACGGCAACGACTGGTGGCCGTCCCTGTCCCGTGACGGCAACGTCGTAAAGATCGGCATCGAGCCGGTCGGCCAGGACTACGAGACGAAGCTTCCCGAGGTCCACTTCCAGGCGGTCGTCGTCGAGGGCGAGGAGACGCCGCTCGTCTTCGACCGGGCCACGTTCGAGCAGCGGGTCAACGCCCGGTTCGACGATGCGGCCCGGAAGCTCGGCCACGAGTCTCTCGCCTTCATGCCGGCCACGATCGCGGTGCTTCGGGCGCAGATCCTCGCTCTGGACGTGGACCTCGCTGAGGCCGCTCAGGCAGACCAGAGCGGCGGTGCAGCATGAGCTACGGCCACTTCAGCGACGACTGCCACAAGCACCACAGCCTCGTCGTGGACTTCGGCGGACCCGCCCCCACGATCGTCACCTTGTGCGGATCCACCCGCTTCTCCGCCGCCTTCCAGGAGGCGAACCTGCGCGAGACGTTGGCCGGGCGCGCCGTCCTGTCCATCGGCTGCGACATGCGCTCCGACGCCGACATCTTCGGCGACATGTCGGAGGCGGACCTGGAAGGCGTCAAGGCGCGGCTCGACGAACTGCACAAGCGGAAGATCGACATGGCGCACGAGGTGCTCGTCCTCAACGTTGGCGGCTACATCGGCGAGAGCACCCGATCGGAGATCGAGTACGCCGAGAAGCTCGGCAAGCGGGTCCGCTACCTGGAGCCCCTCGCCGCCGGGACGGAGAGTGCCTCGTGAACCCCGAGATCGCCGAGCGGTTCGCACGCGAGACCGCCAACCACGAGATGACCGTCCGTCACGACGACGGCCTGTACCGGCACCTGCAGTTCCGTGAGCCCAACAGCTTCAATTGGTTCGAACTGATCACCGTCCCGCGCGCGCTCATCTACCGGAGCAGCGGCACGAGTCACGTGTTCAGTCGCGAGGACGACATGTTCGCGTTCTTCCGGGGACCAGTCGGCCGGATCAACCCCGGCTACTGGGCAGAGAAACTCACCTCCGGACGTGACGGGATCAAGAAATACGACCAGGAACTCTTCGAGCAGCAGGTCAGAGACCACGTCGCTCAGGCCATCCAAGACCGGATCGCGCCTCGGGGGATCAGCCGGGCGATCCGGGAGCTTCTGGAGAACGGCGACATCACCTACGAGGAGGGCGCCCGGCGCGAGCTGGAAGACTTCGAGTACGGCGCCAAGTACCAGGTGTCCTGCACCTGCGACGCCAAGGACGAGTTCGCCGAGCTGCACGACGCCGAAATGTGGGGCTGGCGCCACATCAACGAAGCGAACGCGCAGGTCCGGCATCGCACCACCCACAAGCGGGTGGACGGCTTCCGCTTCTACGACCTGTGGGAGTGGGAGTTCAAGGACTACGACTGGTGGTTCCTGTGGGCGCTCCACGGGATTGTCTGGGGGATCAGCCAGTACGACAGCAAGCGCGCTGAGCTCGTCGCGGCTGGGGCGGTGGCCGGGTGATGGCCCTCATCATCGCGGAGGCGCTCCGCCGCACCCTGAGAGACCTCGCGGCGCGAGTCCAGCCGTACAGGCTGGCCGTCGCTGCCGCAGGGTCCAGCGTGCTCGGCGTCGCGATCCTGGCCTACTTCGGGCTGGGAGCGTTCCTGCTCGGCGCGTCCTGCATGTTCGTCGGTGCGACGTTCGGCGGGCTGGCCGGCTTCGACCTCGCCCGCTCCCGCTACACGGCATCGCTGGAGCGGTTCGAGCGTGAGGCGGCGCGGCTCTACGCGGAACTCGACACGCAGGTTGCCACGAACGCCGACCTGCGGGCGCTGGTCGCGAACCACAAAGCGACCGCAGACCTCGCCTCCCAGCGCGCCGAATCCCACCTGAATGAGCTGAACCGCATCCGCCGGGAGGTGTCCGGTGGCTGACCTCATCCGCGACATCCTCACCGGCATCGGCGCTCTCGTTCTGCTCGCCGCCGCTGCCCTCTCCGCGCTGGCCTGGCTGGCATGGAGGCGCGACCAGCAGGCCCTTAAGACCGCCCTGCCTCCGCTCGACCTTCCCGCCCTCTCGCCCGAACAGCACCAGCGCCTCCGCGATGACCTGGAGGCGTTCGAGAAGGGGGAGACGCCGTGACCCCTGAACAGGCCGCGTGGGTCCGCGAGAACGTGTGGACCGACTACATGCGGAAGGCGTACGACTGGAGAGGCTGCGCATGCCAGCGGAGCGAGCCGTCTACCTGGTGCACGGCAGACCATCACGCCTGGTGCGACAGCGGGATGCCCCGCCCGGACTACGAGACGTTGATCCTGGACCGGAACGGGATGTTCCCGGCATGGCTGCCCGAGCCGTTCGAGCACGCCGCGCCGTACCCGTCCGACCGGGATGAACATGCCCTTCGGCCGCTCGCGTTCGTCTGGCTCGCGGACCGGGTGTGCGAGACAAAGTGCGCCTGCGACTGCGGGCACCCTGCTGTGGAGCCCACGCCGAGGCCCGCGCCAGTGACGCCGCGTCCCGTCTCTAGGCCGGCGCCCATGCCGATGACGGAGGAGGCCGCAGCCTGGGTCCGGGCTAACGCGTGGACCCCCGCGATGCGCCGACAGCCCTACAGCGTGCCCGGCGTCGGCACAACCTACGATCACGCCCTCGCCGCCTCGCTGTGCGAGTGCATGGCGGGCCTCTGCCCGGGGTGCCGCGACGGCCGGCACGAGTTCTGCGACCGCAGGAAGATCGCCCCACGCCCCGAGTGGTGGATCACGAACCGTCCGCTCGACTACATCCCGCCCACCGCCGTCTGGTACGCCGACCGGGCGTGCAGGTCGCTCTGCCCGTGCTGCCCCGACGGGCCGCCGCGCCGTCTGCGCTACGAGACGGTCACCCTTCCCGGCCTCGACCTGATCTCGGTGGTGGCGTGATGGCCCCCGATCTCCGCGACTGCTGCCAGCGCTCGCTCCTGGACGGAGAGACGCCAGAGGAGCACTACGAGCGGTGTGACGCCCGCCGTGAGGCCCCGCGGCCCGGCGCCCTCTCCGCCCCTTGCGCTTGTGGCCACGTCGAGGTCCTCCACGCGATCCGAGGCAACGGCTCTCGCGGCGCCTGCTCCATCTCGACTGGCGCGAAGGCCGTCCCGTGTGGGTGCAAGTCGTTTGAGCCTGCTCTGGCTGGTCTCTCGCCAGCGCCAGCCGTACAGGACACCACGGAGGCGTCCGATGCCTCTTGACCTCGCTGACGACCTTGAGCGGATAGCCCGCCACATCCCGCACGTCGAGGCCGCCGCAGCCGACCTGACCGCTTCACCGTTCGAGCGTGCTGCTGCCGGCGTCGAGCTGGCCGTGTGGCGGATGGCAAAGGAGATCGCCGAACAGGACCGGTCCGCGGCACAGGTCACCGATCGGCGCCGGACCATTCCGAACGATCTCGAACCCACACGAACGGAGGCGAACCAGTGATGATGCCCAGCTGGACTTGGCAGCGCAGCGCCGCATGCCGCGGCGAAGACCTCTACCTGTTCTTCGGGCGGGAGGGAGAGTCGCGGACCCAGCGCGACCAGCGCGAGACGGCGGCGAAGGCGATCTGCGCCCAGTGCCCCGTCCGCTCCGAGTGCCTCTCGTATGCGCTGTCCACGCCGGAGCGCTACGGATTTTGGGCGGGCCTGGGCGAGGACGAACGCGCCTCTGAGCGTCGCCGTCGTATGCGCCGCGCCGCTACCGCCGGCGTCTCCGCCGTCTAACAATCCTCAAGGAAACGACCATGAAGCAGAAGAAACCGCAGGAGTACAGCGCGGACGAGTTCGACGCCGTGGTGGCGCTCATCGAGGGCGACGCCGACGTACGAACCGACATCGAGGCGATCACCGGCCAGTCCCTGAAGGGCAAGAGCCCGCGGGAACTGTTCGACCTGTTCCGCGCTCTGGAAGGGGCCGCACAGGCGCAGGCGGTGGTGGTCCGGTACGGGCAGGCGAAGCGGGCGCTACGGCAGACCCGCTCCGACCTGGCCAGCCCCGCAGAGCTGCCGAAGCCGATCGCCGACTACGTGGCCGACCTCCAGGCGAAGGTCGACGAAGAGAAGCGCCGGCGGCTCCAGGCTGAAGCCGCCTTGAAGCAGGCAACCCGGCCCGGCTTGGCCGCTGTCCCGTCCACCACTCCCAGGAAGGCGGTGGGCTGATCATGGGCGCCACCAGCATTTTCGGTACGACCTCGAACGTCGCCCGCTACCGGGTGCGGTTGCAGGTCCTCGACAAGATCGTGGGCGGGGTGCCGTCCAACAAGTCCGTCATCAAAAGCTGGCTGAAGACCCGCATGGAACTCGGGGACCGTGACCTTCAGGAGCTGACGCAGAAGACGCTGACCGAACGCTTCACCGACCGGCAGCCCAGCGCGGACGAGCTCGCCGACGCCTTCCTGGAGTCCGACGCCGCACCGTCCATCAACGGCTTCAAACGCGTGCCCGACACGGGCGAGCTGGCTTACGAGGGACGGTGCATGAAGGCCGCCATCAAGGAGTGGGCCAACAGCGCCTACCCGGGGACGGACTGGGACGGCAAGACCACGACGACGGCCGACGTCGGCCGGCCGCTACCGAAGGGGTTCCGCAAGGGCCTCATGAGCACCCTGGCCGAGCGGGTGTTCGTCGACGAGATCTACATCGGGCTCGGCGTCAAAGAGCCCACCGGGGTCGAGGAGCGCATCAAGCACGTCATGACCCCGCAAGGCCCGAGGTCCAGCATCAACCGGGTCGAGTACGTCGAACGGCCCGTCATCGAGTTCGAACTGAAGGTCCACGACGACTTCCTGACCATGCAGGCATGGGCCCGCATCTGGGAGCGGGGCGAGGACATCGGCATCGGCTCGGACCGCGGCCGAAGCGACGGCAAGTTCGAGCTCCTCGCGTTCGAGCGGATCTGAGCCGTGGACGCCACCTTCTGCGACGCCGTCACGGATACGGCTAGCCCAGCCACTCCGACCAGCCAAGCCCAGCCCCGACTCGTTCACGCCAACACACCGCGACGTCCCACCACGCTTCAGGCCTTGCCGCTCTCCGCGCCGACATGCCAGACCATTCCTTGTCTCTCCACCTCGACGAGCCGAGCCTTCAGCACCGTCCACGCGCACGACTGCACTGCCCACATCCGCTACAGCCCCGCACGACCTGCCAAGCCATGCGCCTACGCCTGCCATTGCGACACGCCAACCCGACCCGCTACACGACAGACCCCGACGACACATCACACCTCGTCTACTCGGAGCGACATGCCAAGCCGTGCCCATGCCCGCCCGTATCGACCCCACGTCTTTTCGACCGTGCTGTTCCAGTCTTCACGGGCCAAGCCCTCAACGACATGCCTTACCAACCCCGCTCAAGTCGGAACGGGGGAGGCGTCGTGATCTTCGGGGGCGTTGAGGCGCGGTCAGGAGTCAGCGGGATCGGCCGAGGTGCGCTTCGGGTGCTCGATCCGGAAGCCGGCGCGCTCAAGGTCGCGAAGACTGATGCTGCCCGCGGGTCGCGTCTTCCGGGCCGGCGGCGGCTTGATGCCGTCGACAACGTCGGCATCTTCCTGGATGCGCCGGATGTGCTCGGGCTCGCGCTCGAAGTGACGGGCGATATCAGCTTGCTTAGTTCCGGCCTCGCGGGCTTCGCGGATGGCTCGGCCGAACTCGACCCATGCGCTGTTAACGAGGTCTTCGGCCAGCTGTTCGGCACGCTTGATCTCCGCGTACGCAGCTTCGAGGGCAGCCATCGGGTCGGTCACCTCTCCATCATCACACCACTGATGTGGCCACCTTAGCATGTGGGCCCCACATGGAAATGTGCCCACACGAAATGTAGGCCCCACATGGCAATGTGGGGTATCGTCGGACTCGAACAAGTGAGTGATCAGGGGGACTGAAGTGGCGAGACCCCGAAGACCGGCCTTGCTCCCGTAGGCCAAACCCCGAGCAGCACTTAGTACCAAGGGAGAGCGCGCACGTGGCGCTGAATTCGACAACAGAGTCCGGGTATGAACTGGTTGCCCGCCTCGCAGCGATGGACCTTCCTGATGAAGGTCCACAGGTAGAAGATGCCCAGGGCCTACTGAGGGCCCTGGTGATGTTCGGTGACGCTCGGGGCCGGTATTTCGCCAACCCCGCGCTGCTCAGCCGATTGTTCGCGTGGCAGGAAACGCCCGCGGTCCAGGTGGCTGCATGGCGGGACGAGCTTGTGGCTCAGCGTGAGATCGACGTAGAGCTGATCGGGCGGTGCTGCTACTCGAACAGGCCTGTGCCGATCGTCTCCATCGTCAACCGTCGCCGCTTCCGGCGGTTCGCAGGGCGCGACCACATCCCGACGGCCATACGAAGGGCGGTCTACAGGCGCGACGGCCATCAGTGCGTCCGCTGCGGAGTCGACGCAGACCTGTCCTTGGACCACATCGTCCCGTGGTCTCTGGGGGGACCCGACACCATCGACAACCTGCAGACCCTCTGTCGGCCGTGTAACAGCAGCAAGGGGGCGCGCGTCTGATGGCGTGGGTCCGCTATGACGATCAGTTCCACGTCAATCCGAAGGTGACTGCGGTCATCGCGGAAGACGCGGCGGCCTTGGCGCTCCATGTGCTGGCCAACACGTGGACGAACAGCCAGAAGCGCATGGGGTTCGTTCCGCGGCATCAGCCGGGTGTCCTCGTCTGCGACCGCACGCAGGGGACTGCTTGGGCGGAGGTGCTTGTGCGGCACGGCTTGTGGCATGACCGCGATAACGACTGCGCTGCGTGCAGGGAGGAGTACGCCGATCTGCCCGATGACGTGGACGGGTTCGTCATTCACAACGCGAAGGAATACCGGGCGCCGGCTCGGGAGCGGCTGACTTCGGGAACCGCAGCGGATCTGTCGGAGAAGCGTCGAGAGGCGGGCAGAAGGGGAGGTCTCGCATCCGCCGCAAGGCGCAATCAGACAAACGAAAGCAAAAGCAAGCAAACCGAAGCAAAGCGCCAAGCAAGTCAAGCAGATGAAGCAAAAAATGAGCCGACCGCCTCAACTCGAGCAGCCGTCGCAGCTTCCGGCACAAACCCTCAAGTTCAGGTCGAGGCTGCGATAACGCCACCTGCGGAAACGCAGCAAGTGGCGCAAGCAAGTCAAGCAAATGGTGTGAGCAAAACCAGCAACTTGCTCCTTGCTGGCGTGAGCCCCGTACCCGGTACTTCTCCTTACGGAGAAGTACCACCCGAAACCCTCTTTGCTTCTGACGAAGCAAAGGTTCCGCCTACGGCGGGCACGGCCAAGCCGCGCCGGACCCCGCCGGAGGACGCACCTCCCAACGCCGGAGATGTCGTTGCCGCCTGGGTCGAGGGCGCGGAGGCGGTCAGCGGCGAACGCCCCGGAGGGCGCCTCATTGCTCAGGTTGGCAGGCAGGCCCGCGAACTGCTCGAAGAGGGCAAGGACCCGTCCCGCCTCGTCGAGGCCGCCAAAGCGGCAGGCCGCAAGGGCTTCGCCGACCTGCCTCGAGAACTCCTCCGGATGGGCGCTGGCGGGTCCAGCGACAGCGGCAAATATGCACCCGGCTCCGAACCGCACCTCAAGCCGGGAACCACATACGACCCCGAGAAGGTGATCTGACATGGGCGAAAGCAGCCCCGAGCCGTACGACGACGACGCAGAACTGCATGCCGAATGGGCCAGGCAGGCCCAGGAGTTCAGGCTCGAGCAGTGGCGCAAGCGCATCCCCCCGTCGATGCGCACACCCGGCGAACTGGACCCGCGGATCGTCTCGTGGGTGAACGACCTGGTTCGGCGCTCCCCGAACAACTTGCTGATGGTCGGGCCGGTGGGGGTCGGAAAGACCTGGTCCTGCTGGCACGCCGCCGACGCCGCGATCGCGGCCGGTTGGGACGGCGACCCGACCGTGGTGGGCGCCTACGAGTGGAAGCTGCTGATCACCCCGCCCGTCAACGAGATGGACGTGCGGGACATCGCCCGGTCGTCGCTGCTGGTCCTCGACGACCCCGGAGCGATGCGCCTGGGGGCGTGGGAGCTCGAGCACATGTACGGCGTGATCGACTACCGCTGGAATCACCGGCTGCCGACCATCATCACCAGCAACGTCCCCGACCTGCGCGCCATGCTCGGCGAGCGCATCGCTTCCCGTCTCGCCGCGAATGTCACGGTCGTCGTGCTTGATGGCCCGGACCGCCGCCGGGAGGGCAAGTGAGCATCGAAGGTGTTGAGGCGGACGGCTGGTGGCCGAGCCCCGCGGTGATCGCAGCCGAGCAGGCCGTGGTCGGTGCGGCGATCCAGAACCGCGGAGTGGCCGAGAACGCGGCCGACATTGTGCGCCCGCACGACTTCTACAACTCCGCCCACCGCGAAGTCTTCGCCGCGGTCCTGACGCTGGCCGAGGACGGCAACCCCGTGGACCCGGCCGCGGTGCTCGGCGTGCTGGCCGCAGAGGGCAAGCTCGAGCGTGTTGGGGGCGGGCCCGCGCTGGCGGAACTCATGGAGAACGCCGCAGTGGGGCCCGCGGTCACCTTCCACGCTCGCATCGTCAAGGCCGATGCGGTTCGCCGGCGCGGACACGAGGCGGGGCAGCGGATCAAGCAGTTGTTCTCCAACCACGCCTTTGATGTGGACTCGGATCCCGACCTGGCTCGCAAGCTGCTCGAGGAGGCGCTGGCGGTCGGGGGCGACCGGCCCATGGTTACTGCGGCCGAGCTGGTCGGCCCCACCATGGATGACCTCGCCAACCGTGAGGCGCAGATGGTCGGCGTCCCGACCGGATACAAGGACCTCGACGACATCCTGCCCGGTCTGCGTCCTGGTCAGCTTGTGGTGGTGGGGGCGAGGCCGGGCATCGGCAAGACGACGATCGGGCTCGACATCGCCCGCCACGTCGCGGTCCGCAGGCAGTACCCGGCCCTGTTCGTGAGTCTCGAGATGTCGCACAGCGAAGTCATGCACCGGCTCATCGCCGCGGAGTCCCGCGTGGACTTGCACCGCATGCAGAACCGCGACCTGAACGACGACGACTGGATGCGCATGGCCGAGGGCGCGCCCCGGATCGCCGAATCGCGCCTCGTGATCGACGACACTCCCGCGGCGGGCCTGGCGCACATCCGCTCGAGGTTGCGCGATATGGCCAGGACCAACCCGGCCCGCCTCGTGGTCGTGGACTACCTGCAGCTCATGTCTGGCGGCAGGGCGGAGAACCGGCAGCAGCAAGTCGCCGACCTGTCTCGCGGATTGAAGCTCATCGCTCGAGAGCACGAGGTGCCCCTGATGGTGCTCGCCCAGCTGAACCGAGGGTCTGAGCACCGGCAGGACAAGCGCCCCCAGATGTCCGACCTTCGCGAGTCGGGCGCGGTCGAGCAAGACGCGGACGTGGTCCTGCTGCTCCACCGCGAGGCCGCCGCAGACCCGGAATCCAAGCACGCGGGCACGGTCGAGGTGATCGTCGCCAAGCAGCGCCAGGGCCGCACTGGCTCGGTGACGCTCGGCTGGCAAGGCCACTACGGGCGGTGCGTCAACCACGTCCAGCCCTGGAGTCCTACCGCGCAATTGGAGAGGCGATGACCATCCAGGCGATCGACACGACGTACAAAGGCTGCCGCTTCCGCTCCCGGCTCGAGGCCCGCTGGGCGGTGTTCTTCGACACGCTCGGCGTCCGCTGGGAGTACGAACCTCAGGGCTACCTGGTGGGGCCGAAGCGCCGCCCGTACCTGCCCGACTTCTACCTGACCGAGCTGCGCTGGTGGGTCGAGGTGAAAGGCCCACTAGAGCGGCTCGACATCCCGCTCCTCCTCGACGCCGTCGACCCGGTCCACGGTTTAGGCCGCGAGGACGCCTTCTGCATGACCAACATGCTGGTGCTCGGCGACATCCCCACCGGCGAGGTCCCGAACGGGCACCTGTCGATCCGGCGTTCCCGCGCCATTGGCGTCCCGCTCCGCGGCCAGCCGACCAGCGTCGGCGGCGGATGCGGCGGCGACTGCGCGTTCACGGGGCCGCTGTTCGGCTTCCACTTCTTCGCCCCCGCCTGCGGCATCCTGCCCGACGTCGACGACGACAGCTTCCGCCGCATGCTGTGCCAGCACGGCGCCCTCCTCGCCCCGGCCTGCCGAGCATCCACCAAGCTGCCCACCGGTGATGTGACCGAGCCGATCCCGCTGACCGGTGCGCCGTACGCCGAGTACCTCGAATACGCCTACGTGGCCGCCCGTTCTGCCCGTTTCGAGCATGGCGAGTCGGGATGACTGCCCGCCCTGCCCCGTACGCCGCTCTCGCCGGCCTCCTGGTCGACCTCCCGACCCTGCTGCGAGAGGCGCGTGAGGACCGCGAGCTGAGCCTTCGGTCGGCGGCAGAGCAGATCGGCTACTCGCGGTCGACGCTGGGCCGTATCGAAGCCGGTGAGGTTTGCCGTGTGGACATTGCGGCTGCTGTCCTGCGGTGGCTCGGCACCCCTGCCTCATCCGACTCGAAGGAGACCTTGTGAGCTACGCCTGGCCATCGCGAGAGGAGTGGGCGGCCCGCGCCGAGTACTCCGTCCGCACCGCCTGTCTGCCGCTGGAGCGCGTGCCGCACTGTCGCCGAACGCAACTCCGATGAGGGCTGGGCCAAGGAGCTGGAACGCCGGGCGCGCATCGACGGCGGCGACCACGTGATCGTCCATGCACCGCCAGACCGTCCACAACCTGTGCAAACGCCTGGGGATGGCGGCGCATCAGCCGTTAACCGGACAGACACGACAACGCAAGATCGCAACGAGAAGGAGATCCCGACCCATGGCTGACACCAAGACCGAGACCGCCACGCAGAACGTCATGAGCAACGCCGACTGGAAGGCCGAAGGCCGCCGCCGCTTCGGCGAAGACATCAAGCAATGGCAGTTCCAGTGCGCCTCCTGCGGCAACATCGCCACCCCTGCCAGCTTCGAGGAGCTCGGCGCGGATGGGCGTCGGGCGCCGTTCGACTGCATCGGCCGCGTCCACGTGGAGCTCGGCGGCCTTCCGAACCTCAAAATCGACGGCAACAGCAAGCCGTGCAACTGGACAACTGGGGGCATGTTCCGGCTCAGCAACCTCTGGCAGGTCGAGTCCGTCAACGGCACTACCTCGCTGAGCTTCCCGTTCGCCGATGCTCCCGCCAGGGTGGAGGTGGTGTCCCGTGGCTAGGCCGAGTGCCAAACAGGTGATCGCCAGCGTTCTCGGGCGGGTGGACGATCCCAAAGCGCTAGACCTCTCAGGTGCTGTGCTCAAGGCGCTCACCGTCCACCGGTTCTTCGTCGGACTACAGGCGTGGAAGGACCGGACCAAGGCTCAACTCGCCGCCGAAACGCGTGCCCGAGCTCAGGCCGACGCTGCAATCGCGCGGGTCCATGACGCCCACCCCGAGCACGAAGGCCGCTGCGTGCGCTGCGTGCAGTGGTGCACCTGCATGGACGACGCCGCCGCTACCGACCCCGAGTTGCGCGACCTCGAAGCTCTCGGCCTCCGCTGGACGGAGTGCCCCCACGGCAACGAGCCGTACCCGTGCCCGACCGTCCGGGCCCTCGACGGCATAGACCTGTTGGAGACCGAGCGTGGCTGACACCACTGAGAAGACCGCGTCGGGCTGCTCGGTCCAGTTGCTGGACCTGGTCAACCAGCCGTACTGCCACGAGCCTGTCACGGTCACGTACGTGAGCGGCTGCGTGGGCGAGCACCTTGACGAGGACCGGTTCTGCGAGCGGCACGCCGGTCTGGTGCATGACGGGGACTTGCTCTGCGTCGAGTGCTGGCGTTCCGGCGCCCGCGTGCCTGTGGTCGTGCTTGCTGAGGTGTTGCCTTCGGGCGAGCGGGTCCGCGTGGCGCGGGTCATCAACGGAACCTTGCCGCAGGAGGTGTCCGTCTCGTGACCGCGGGCGAGTATCAGAAATCCAGCTTCTGCAACGGGGCGAGCTCCTGCGTGGAGGTCTGCCACCTCCCGAACGGCAACGTGGCGCTCCGGGACGGCAAGGAGCAGGACGGCCCTGTCTTGGTCTTCACGCCGAGGGAGTGGGCTGCCTTTGTGGCCGGTGTCTGTGACGGCGAGTTCGACTTGGCTTCTCTCGCATCCGGCACGCACGGGTCGGACGGAGAAGCCCCGGGAAGGCCGCCAGCAAAGCCGCTCGCGGGATTTGGGGCGGATTCCGCACCCGTCTGAGGGTGCCGCTCTGTGAACGTCTCAGAGGGCCCCTACAGCCCCGTGAACAGAACTCAAGATCGAATTCAGCTGTGGATCAAGCTACTCGTGATCCATGTTCGAGAGAGGAATCGAACGACTCATGACCTACTTCACCGGCAACCTGACCCGCGAAGAGGACGAAGTCCGCGCTGAACTCGCCCGGCAGGACGCCAAATGGGGCGAACAGAACCACCAGGACGGCACCGGCGGACCCGCGTTCACTGCCTGGGCCTCCGCCGCGCGGCGCATGTGCCAGCGAGCCGCCGCCGACGACAGCGTGACGTGGCAGCTCATCCTCGACGAGGAGGTCGCCGAAGCGTTCGCCGAAGACGACCCGGACAAGCTCCTCGCCGAGCTGGTCCAGGTGGAGGCGGTCGCCCGTCAGTGGCGGATGACGATCCGCCGGCGTCTCGCCGCTCAGCAGTCCGGAGAGGCGGCAACCCGATGACCGAGCGCGCCCGACTCGCACTCATCGTGATCGGCCCCGAACGGCGGGATCGTCTGATCTCCCGCTACGCCGACGGCCTGGTACTGACGCACGGCATGAGCATGAACGCGGCCCGCCGCTACGCCACCGAACTGGTGGACGACGCCGACCCGGGCGCGGTCCTGTCGATCGGCCAGACCTGGTCGCAACGCGACGGCCGCTCGCTGCCCGGCGGCGAACTGATCCTTTCCGTCCGCGAGAAGTCGTACACGGTCGCGGGGTTCACCGACGACGGCATGGTGGAGGTCGGCGACGGCAGTCTTCATCTCGGCGCCCACCTGTTCGCCGGCATGTGGCTGACGGGCTGGCCGGACACCTACACGCTCGCTGACGACGAAGCGCAGGCGCCGCAGGCCGCTCTCCCCGAGCCCGGCGAGGGTGACGAGACGCCCGCCGGCGAAGACCGGTTCGATCCGCGAAGCCTGTGGGTCATGGCCCACCGATCCGACGAGAACGGCCTGCCGCTCGGCGAAGGACTCCCACTCCTCACCGCCCACTACCGGGCCGTGAACTGGAAGAAGCCCGAGTACGAGCCCAGCTACGGCAACGCCCTCGACGTCCCCGCCTACCTGGACGAGTACCTCGCCGACTACCGGGCAGGCTGGCCCGACTTCCGCGCCCAGTTCAAGCCCGGCGAATGGCTGGACTACTTCAACGGCCTCGGCGGCTGCGAGACGGACATCGCCGTCGCCGCCTACCTCGGGCGGTGGCTGTGGCAGCGGGTCCGCTCCGACGTCGTCCACGAGTACGGCGGCACTGTGGACGGGTTCGACGTCATGTTCCCGTGGGCGCCGTACTACGCCGACGCCGTGTTGGAGGCAGCCCCGTACGCCGACCCTGAGTGGGAGATCCCGTCCGATCACCGGCTGGCCCAGTGTGACGGCCAGCGCAGCCTGTTCGAGCAGCCTGAGGAGGCGTCCCGATGACCGCCCCGATGCTGTTCAAGCTCGTCAGGGATCACGACGTCAGTGGCGTGTCCGGCGTGGGTGAGGTCGCTGACGGGGTGATCTGGCCGGACGGCACCGTGTCGGTCCGCTGGCGTGGAGAGCGTCCGTCGGTCGTCCACTGGGTCAACCTCGACGACGTCAAAGCGATCCACGGCCACAGCGGAGCAACGAGGGTCGTGCTGCCATCCTCCGAGCGCGAGCGGCTTGGCCGGATCGCTGACGCGCATGCGAAAGACGACGGCGGAGCGGGCACCACGTCCGGGATGTGTCAGGAGTGCGGCTGGGCTCACCCGTGCCCCACGTTCGTGTGGGCGACCACCGAACGGGACGCGAACGCGACCTGGGATCCCCGCGACGACGAGGCTGAGGAGGCGTCGTGATCGTCGAACCCTTGGTCGTGCTGATCCTCCACTGCTCCCGCTGCAACACCCCGTGGACCGACCCGGACACCGAGTCCCCGGTGTGGTGGGCCGACGTCGACCAGATCGCGGCCATGTTCAAGCAGGCAGTCGGCGCCGACTTCTACGGCTGGCGCCGCGCCGGCGACCTGTACCTGTGCGAGGACTGCCACATCGTCGAGGGCGGCGAGGTGGTGGAGAAGGCGCCGCTCCGGCCCGTCGAGCAGGCAGCGGTCCTCCGAGCGCAGACCACCTACGCGCGGCGCATCGGCGAGGTGGCCGCGTACGAGCTGGCGCCGAGTCTGACAGGGGAGTCCCGGTGAGCATCCGTCACGTCGCCTTCGACTGCGACACCCCCGGCTGCTGGGCGCACTGCCAGATCAACGCCAGGCACGTGGACTCCGCCTTCGCGATCGCGGTCGAGCGGTACGGCTGGAGCGAGCGTGACGGCCAGCAGTACTGCGGTCCATGCACGCGAGGTGAGCGGCCGGGGGAGTCCCGGTGACCTTGCAGGACGACCTCCGCTCGCTCCTCGTTGGCGAGCTCCGTTCGGCGCGCCTATCGCAGGCTGAGGCGGCCCGCCGGTTGGGCCTCTCGGCGAAGCACATAAACCAGATGCTCACCGGGCGGGCCCCGCTCAGCGTGGAGTGGGCCGATCAGATCGCCGACCTGTGCGGCAGGGAGCTGCTGGCCGCCAGTCGCCCGGTGGCGGGGGAGTCCCGGTGAAGGGCTACTCGGGGTCGGGCTGCTCGCGGGTCCTTGGGCCACGAGAAAGCGGCTCGACACCCCGTGCTCGGAGCTCTTTCCGGATGGTGACGGCGGTCGTGAAGGAGCGGGGGGCGATGCTGTCGGCAGATTCGAGCCCTGCCCGGACCCTCTCGGCGCACAGGTCGAAGAACTCTGCTTTGGCCTGGTCTAGGGCGGCTTGAAGCTTCTGGCAGCGCTTGCTGGATGCGGCGATCGAATCGGCAGGGCTCATGCGAAAGATAGTACCGAAAGAGGCTTGCGAAACCTAGCGTCGTAGGCCATAGTCGTAAGTAGATTTCGAAACCAAAGATCGAAACTCGGCAGCGAGGAGACGAGCATGACCGCCGTCCGCGAGATCGACCTCGGCACCCTCAACCGCGACCGCCAGGGCCGCTTCACCAAGGTCTTCACCCTGCAGTACGACACCCACGTCAAGGGGAGCGTCGCGGTCGTCAAGCTGGTCCGCCACCTGCCCGCCTCCGGCGTCGAGACCATCGGCAAGGTGCTCATGAAGGTGTCCGAGGACGTCGCCTGGAACATCGAGGTCCTCGACAGCGACGGCAACGACTGCACGTTCGACTTCGAGTGCTTCCAGGGCTGACCGGACATGGCTATCAACTGGGGCGACCTGCCCTCGGCGCCCGAGAACGACACCGCCGAACAGCGCGACGCACGGATGGCGGAAGGTCGCCCGTGCCTACGCTGCCCCAAGAAGGCAACGACCGCGTACGTGATCCAGACCAGGTCTGGCCCGCGCTGGATCGACCTGTGCAAGGCCGACAGCGACGCCATGGTGCGCTGGCTGCACCGGGAGATCGTCGTGGTCGAACTGCCCACATCGGCCAACCCTGAGCCGCAGCCGCCCGCCTCGCCGATGGACGCCCTGGCCGAGTTCCTCTCCACCCGCTGACCTTCTCCGGCTCCGGGAGACCGGGGCCACCTTCCTTTCCTAAAGACCACCCCTCCCGCCCGACGTAGGAGAAGTGACGATGCTCATGGCCACCGAGACCTGTGCTCGACCTGAGCCGCACGAGAGATCGCGAATCTGGCATGCCCGTGCTGGCGACTTGCTGGAGCAGGCGCTCGGGCAGTTCCGAGATGGCGAGGATGCCATCCCCGCCGTGGGGGCGGCTCTCGCCGCCTTGCGGATTGCGGTGGGGGAGCTGGCCGAGGACGCGCTGGACTTCATGTTCCCGGAGGCGGATCGCTGCATCTGCCCGCCTGACCTCCGCCGTCGCGGCGGGTTTTGCGGGGGTTGCCCCGCTCACGCCTCGGCCTAGCGCCACCTGACCTTTCCCGGCCCCGGAACCCCTCTGGGGCCACACCCAAACCCTAACGATCAAGGAGCCCCGAGATGCGGACGACCCTCACTCCCGAAAAGCTCGCCGAACTCGCGGCACAGGGCAGGGCCGAAGCGGCGAGAAGCCCTTTCGTGGACCCTTGTGCAGCCGTCCAGTCGAAGAAGCTCTTACGTGAGCGCGGCGAGGAATGGGCGGCGAGCGTCCTCATGCGAGACCTGTCCCGCCGCTCGATCGCACTCCCGCACCTGCCATGGCTCGAGGACGGCGAGATAGAGACGCTGATCCTCGCTGACCGTGCCGAATGGGAGCTGTTTGAGCACGCCGCGACCGCCTGACCCCTCTGGTCCGGCTGCTTCCTGCCGGGCCAACCCTCAACCCCCTGGAGACCGACATGCACACCGACACCGAGGACCTCGCCGCGATCGACTTCGACGACCTACTCGACACCTACCTCGCGCACCCCAAGCTCTGCCCGTGCACCCGATGCGCCGAGATGGATCGGCGACTGGGCGAGATGTGCGTCCACCCAGGCTGCCGCAAGCTCAGCGAGCCGGGGAGTTGGCGGTGCGGTGACCATCCGTCCACGACTCGCCTGCATGTCGCGAACTGACCTTCTCCTGTCTCCCGGCTCCTGCCGGGGAGACGCCCAATCCTCACGGAACGGAGATCAACATGCCTGACACCCAGTTCTACGGCTCGCTCGACGGTCGCGGCGATGAGGAGATGGGCGTCCACCGCGACGGAGACGACCTCACCCTCGTCGTCGGCGGGCACCGCGTCAGGTTCGACGACATCGACGACGCGCTGTTCCTCGCTGACCAGTTGCATGCCGCTCACGCAGACGCCCTTCGCCGCCTGCCCTGACCTTCGGCTCTCTCCTCCCGGCTTGGACGGGCAGCCTCAGAGGCAGGAGGGAGCACCAGACCCAAGACCATCAACGACAAGGGAGACCCGTGGAGCGCACGCCCAGCACAGACAACCAGGCGGCAATCGCGGCTCGGTTCGCCATGACCGGTAGAGACGACCCGACGATCGCCCGAGTCCTGGAGTGCTCAGTCAGCCACGTCCGCGCCCTCCGGAAGGAGTACGGCATCGACCCGGGGGAGACGCGGTGGCTGTCGAACACCAGCCCGTTGAACACCCGCTACGAGACGCCTGTGGACTCCTCCCTCCCCGAGAAGGGCTGACCGATGGCCAAGATCGACGCACCGCCCGTGACAGTCGGCAGCGTGTGGGCGTGCAACTCCGCCCGGGAGTGGGGCCGCTCAGTGGAAGTGATCGCCATCCGGGACGACTACGCGGTGGTGAAGACGCTCACCAACTCCCACGAGGTGCAACGGGGACTGGACGCCAACGAGAGGTGCGAGCGGGCAGATGCGATGAGGCCGTTCCCGAACGTCTTCGACCGGGTCGGTATGACTGGCCGCATCCGGCTGCACCGGATGCGGCCCACCGCCAACGGCTACCGGTATGTGACGGATGCCGCCGTGGTGACGAACGACGCTCTCGCAGCGCTGTTCGCCGCTGAGCCCGAGGAGGGCTGACCCGTGACGACCACGATCGACGACCTCGCGGGCCGCATGTGGAGCGACGAATCCGACACCGTAGCCGAACTCCAGCCGGACGGCTCCTGGACGGTCACCGGCAGGCCCGGCCGCTACAACCGCAACCAGGCCATCACCGCCATGGTTCTCGCCGAGTCCTACGCGGCAGGGACGCCGGCCGATGACCCGTTCGTGCAGGGATGGGAAGCCGAACTGAAGGAGCCCCGTCATGGCTGACCAAGAGCCGAAGCGCATCCAGCGCAAGAGGACGGGCGGGTGGAAGATGCCCGAGGGCGCGGTGTACGTAGGCCGCCCGAGCAAGTGGGGCAACCCCTTCGGCTACCGCACATACTCCGGTCTCGCCCGCGTGCCAGCAGTCCTCGACCCGACCGCCGAGTGGGAGTACGAGGGGCGGATCAGCGGCGATGGCACGCGCCACGACTACCACCACCCGGACGGCACCGTCACCATCTGCCACGTTCGGTACATGACCAGGGCCGAGATCGTCGAGACGTTCCGGCTGGCCCTGCTTGAACGGGACACGCCCTCCATGCGGGCGGCGTTCCCGAGCGGGAGAGGCAAATGGCTCGGCAGGTGGGTCGGCAAGCATCCCAATCGGCGCCGCGCGTACATCACCGTTGAGGACGTCCGCCGCGAACTCGCGGGTAGGGACCTCGCCTGCTGGTGTCCACTCATGGATGAGCACGGCAACCACGTTCCGTGTCACGCAGACGTCCTGCTGGAGATCGCGAACGGAGAGCCCGATGCCTGACCCCATCCCAGCGGAAGCTGTACAGGCCGTTGAGGCGGTGTTGGCCGCACTGCCGGAGCTTGTCCGTGAGGTCCGGCGCGCTCGCGGACTGTCGCTGCGGGCCGCAGGCGACCAGGCCGGATGCGGCTTCAACACCCTGTCCCGCGTCGAGCGGGGCATGGACTGCTCACTCTCCAGCACCCTCGCAATCTTGCGGTGGATCACCCGCAACCAGGAGAAAACCATGCCCGACCAGCCCAACCCCTACCGCGAACGGGCCTACCTCGTCGCGCATCTGGCGGCCCAGTACTTCTCGGCGATCACCTACAACGATCCGAATGAACCGGACTGGCCCGTCATCTACATCGAGACTCCGGCGGGTCAACTGTCGTGGCATCTGAGCCCGGACGACCTCGACCTGTTCGACCATGTGCTCAGGGTCACCCCGGACTCGATCACGTGGGACGGCCATAGCACGGAGGAGAAGTACCAGCGGCTCGCCAAACTCACGGCCAAGGCGACCGATGCCTGACCTTCCCGAGGAAGCCCGCCAGTCCGCCTTTGAGACTTCCTTTGAGGGAACCGACACGGTGTCGGTTCCCTCAAAGGACGCCATCCATCAGGAAGCCGTACAGGCCGCAGTCGAGGCGCTGGGCGCCCATCCGTGGAACAGCTACCCGCACGCCGCCCACCGTGAGCACAACTTCGACTCGGCGTGCATGGTGTGCAGAGCCGACTTGGAGCCGATCGCTCGCGTCATCCTGGAGGCTGCTGCTCCTGCCATCACCGCCCAGGTACTGCGGGGCCTCCTCGCCGCCGCCAAGTCGTGCACGATATGCGGCGAGATCCACCAGCGGCGCCCTGCCACACGCGACGACGGGATCTCCTACATGTCGTGGGGTCACCCAGAGGACGGCCACGCCTACTTCCAGGCGTCACAGGAGGCTGCCGCATGGCTCGCCCGCCAGATAGGAGAAGCCCGTGACACCCGCTGAGCTGATCGAGACGGCGCTCCGCGAGCAGATGCGCGTGTGCGCTGGTGTCCCCATGTCCGGGAGTGAGGCAGAGGACGCGGCCAGGATCGCCGTAGACGCCCTCGCGGGAGCGGGCAAGGTGGTCGTCCCTGCCGCGTACATCCCCGTCGCCTTGACGAGTCCAGTCGAACTCACCAGCGCGCAGGACTTGCGTGACCACATCCACGCCAGAGACGAGCTGCTCGCCGCTGCTCGCGCCGTCCTTGCCCGAGGAGGTTGCCCATGACTCCCGTTGAGTTGATCGCCCTGTCCGGCTGTAGCCGACCCGAGGCCGGGCGAGCCTGCTCGATCTGCATCGGCGCTGCCGAGGCGCACGTGCACGCCGTCGAGAGTGCAGGACTGGTCGTCGTCTCCGCCGAGTTGCTCGACGCCCTCACCGACCCGGACGAGTGCTGGTTCGACCATCACGGCGGCTGCCAAGCCCATGGCTACCTGTCGCTGGAACCTGGCGAGCGCTGCCCCCAGGCCGAAGCTCGGGAACTGCTCGCCGCCCTACCCGAGAGGACCGAGAATGTCTGACCACGTGACCGTCACTGTGGATGAGACGGAGGGCAGCGCGTTTGCCCGCATTCGCCGCATCGCCGTGGGTGCCGCTAACGGCTGGACGCTCGGACCCAACGGCCCCTACCGCAAGCCAGGCATGGCGGGGGCCGACATTGCACACGGACAGGTCCGTGCGGCACTACTCCACCTACTGGAACTCGGTCTCATCACCATCGACGAACAGCGCCTCAACGAGATGCGCATGTACCAGCCCTGGAGGGATGAAGACCGTGGCTGAAGACCTCCGCCAGCGCTACGCCGAAGCGCTTCGTACCGCAGCCGACTACGCGATCGTGGGGGAGGCGTCAGCCACGTCGAAGATGCTGGACGCCGTCATGGCCGTACGAGATGAGGAACTGGAACGGCTCCGCCTCATCGCCAAGGTCAACTACGGGCTGTACCGCTCCGCCCACGAAGAGGCGGAGATTGCCGCAGCCACCATCGCCCGAGTCCGTCGCCTCAGGGACGTGTACGAGCAGAACGCCCGCACCATAGAGGGTGTGGCAGGGCGGAACTTCTTCGAGCTGTTCGTTGAGGAGTTGGATGCGGTCCTCGACCCTCCATCCGGCCTGCCGACCGAGAAGGAGACTGGGCGCCATGCCGGACACTGGCGGAGTCCTGGACGCCATCGACTCGGCTGTACGCGACTACAGCGTGAGCTCAGACGCGAATGCGTCGCCCGGATCCGCAATGGGAATGGGCCCGGAGGAAGCCCAGTGAGCCAATTCCATGCACGAATTTGCAAGATCGAGGGGTGCCCGGAAACCATCAGGGCCAAGGGGTTTTGCCCGTTCCACTATCAGCGGCACCTCAGCGGTGTTGCCATGGACGCCCGACGAGTCATCTCGCGCGACGGCCCGTGCCTGGTCGACGGATGCGAGCGTCCACGGAGGTCGCGCGGTCTCTGCGGACCCCACTACAACCGGGGAATCACCCGCACCGAGTGTCCCGCCTGCGGTGGCACCATGAAAAGGACCAGCGGCGTCTGCGACCCATGTCGCCGCGCTGCCATAGCGGCACAGTTGCCCACTGAGAAGACATGCCGCCAGTGCGAACGCACGCTGTCGATGGATGCGTTCGGGCTCAGGAAGGCAGCCGAAGGCGCTGCGAAGTGGAGATCGCGGTGCAGGGAGTGCGAGGCTGCCGACATCCGGCTGCGCCCAAAGAATGCCCACCGTGACCGATCGAAGGAGCGGCTCTCCACCCCGTATCTCGGCCTGCGGGCCTACGCCAAGAAGCTCGGCATTCCATGGGTCGAGGTCGTTGAGAGGTACCCGGCCGACAACAGATGCGAGGTGTGCCGACGCACTCCCGAAGAAGCCAACCCCGGCGGCCGGTACGTGCGACTCTCGCTCGATCATTGCCATGAGACGGGCGCCCTTCGAGGTTTCCTGTGCGGCCCGTGCAACAGCGGCATTGGCTACCTCGGCGATGCACCTGAGCGTCTGAAGACTGCACTGGCCTACCTGCTCAAGGAGTCGCCTCAGCACCCCCCAGAAGCCCCCTCCCTCTCCCCCCACCGTGCTCTCGGACTCGGCCCGGATTGCGCTTCTAAGCTCGGCCTCACCCCGCGCCGGCCGCTCCGCATCACCGGAGTCCCCGCGGGGTGGGACTGTGCCGGGCAAACCGACCTACTGGAGTGACCGATGGATGAGATGCTCGCCTTCCTCCGGTGCCGTCTGGCTGAGGAGGCGCAGACGGAACGGGCGGCGCCCAAGCGCCGGCTATTCACCCGCATCACCGCTTCCGATGACCTGATTCGAGAAGACGAGACCCACGGCCGCCTCCTCCGTCACCTTGCGGCCGAGTACGCCAATCACCGGGCCTACCGCGAGGAGTGGCGCCCATGAACGCCGACCAGACCGACGTGGACCGCAAGGCACCGGAAGCGGCGTTTGCCCAGTGAGACTGACTCTTCGCACCTACAGTGATGGCTCGTGACCGAAGCGCTCCTCGTCGCCTACGTCGGCGTCGGAGGCACCCTCACCGCGACGATCGTCACCTTCGTCGGCACCGGCCTTCAGCAGTGGCGGCGAAACCGGGCAGACGACCGCAAGGCAAGAGAGCAGGCCATCTCCGAGATACTCACCGCCGCGGTGATGCTGGCTACCAGCGTGCAGGCGTACCGAACCGCGTGGGTGGACCATTCGTGGCTACGCACCGGGGGTATGCGCCTGCTCACGATTTTCCCGCTCGGGCAGCGGACCCCAGGCTGGCAGGGTCGCATCGCCGAAGTCGCGCGAGTTGGCGAGCAAGACAAGCGCGCCCTGGTGGCCGACTACCACCAGGTGCTCATGCCGAAAATGGAACGAACTGTACGGGCGCTCAGCGACGTCAGCCTGTGGCGTGACCGCAGATCGCGGCGCATCGTAGAGCGCGCCCGCAACCTCGCGGAGGTAGCCGGCGAACTCGTCGAAGCTACCGGGGCCAAAGACCATCGCTACCGGCAGAAGCGGTCCGCGTTCGAGCGGTCCCTGGAAGAGTTCCGCGCTGCGGTTGATCGCTGACCTGCGGCGGTTCTGCGATAATGGGCGAATCGTGTCCGAATCCCTTGCTCTCATCTCCCGCCATCCCCGCCTGTCCGGTGTCGAGCTACACCGTGGCCCGCGCTCGGGTGAGTCATACCTGCTCGCGGTCGGCGTCTGCCTCTCCGGCGACCAGCTCGTCGATCTGGGGGAGTGGCTGGCTGAACGAGGCCGGGAACACACGAGCCCGCCCGAGCGCTAGAAACGCGAAAGCGGCCTCCCGCCCGCCAGCGAGAGACCGCCCACAACCCCTCCAGACCCCACAGCCACTCAGTAGGTCTTCCCAAAGCGTACTTCCGGGGGAGACCGAAATGTCCCAACGCACGTACGAGCACCTCGCCGCTCTACGAGACGCCCTCCAATACCTCAACGACGCGCTGGTGCCAGGCACCCCGCGACGGTGGGCGGAACGTGACCTCACCGCGGAGCAGCGGGCCAGCATGGACCGGCGTGCGGTCGAGGAGCGGGAAGCCAAGCTCGTCAACCTGGCCAGCGGAATCAAAGCGCTGGGCGACGGTAGGGCGCCGCTGAGGCTGGATGTGCTGGACATCATGGCGGACATCGCCGTGTCGCTCCCCGACCTGGAAGAGGCCGTGTGCGAGCAGCTCGGCCTCACCCCGCTTGAAAGGGCGACCACCGCAGAGCGCATCCTGCGCTTGGTCAACCTGCTCGACCGGATCGACCTGTACGAGGACCTCGCCGAACACGTCCACGCCGAGGCGCTCCGGTTGCGCTGGCAGGTGGCAAAGGCGATCGGCGACGTGGAGCAGATCCGCAAGCTGAAGTTCCGCTGCCACATCTGCGACGCCAACTCGATGCGGGCATTCCCCGAACGGGAGCTGATCATCTGCGTCAACGGCGACTGCCGGTGCAACGCCGACGACTGCCCTTGCCAGTGGGAACGGCCCGTCCGGCACCGGTGGACATTCAACGAGTGGCCGTGGCTGGCCACCCTGCTGGACGAGGGGATCGGCGACGCCGAGGGTGTGGCGTCGTGAACGGCCTCCAGGCCGGCGGAGACATCTTCGACGAGGAGTTGTTCACCGCCGAAGAGGCCGCTGCGGAGGTCGGGATGAAGCCGCAGACCATCTACGTGTGGGTGAGCCGCGGCCACCTCCGCCCGGCTGGGACGCGCGGCAAGTACAAACTGTTCCGGCTCGCAGACGTGTTCAGGGCGGAGGCGACACGCGACCGAAAGAGGCGCAAACGAGCGGTCGCGTGCTAGATTGCCCACTGAGAGATCAAATGGTGCGCGTGAGCCATGCCTGAAAGCCCGGCCAATGGTCGGGGTTTTCGCATGTCAGGGCTCCTCTGCGGCGCCTGAGATCCCGGGTTCCCTCGCGTCGGGCCGCGGCCGTACCGATCCCTTCCGGTATCCGTACCAGCCCGTGTACTCCCTCGTCGGATAGCCGCGCCACGAGATCTGGCATTCGAGGCCGAGCACGCCCTGATGCCAAGCTTCCAGCACGGCCGGCCGCCAGGTGCCGTCGTCGCACAACACTTCGATCATCTTGCGGACGAACCGCTGCGGTCCCGCCTCGTCGAGCGTCGCCGACCGCAGCATCGGGCGCGGGTCTTGATGCCACATCGTGCACATGCCGCGTCCTGGAACCATCCCACCATTCTCGTACAACCGTTCGACTGATCGCCAGGAGTGTGCCCCATGCCCGCCGTCGAGCTCGCACGCGCCACCACTCACTGGCTGATCGACAGGTTCGACGCCGACCAGACCGCGTGGGTACAGCGCCGCTCCCGCCTGGCCGCCCCTTGCGCAGCTGACTTCGCCCGCTTTGGCGTCCTGCCGTACGAGACGACCGAAGTCCACGGAAACCTGGTCACCACCGCAGGGCTCTCCCGCCTGACCTCGCTTCTGATCGCAGGCGGCGGGCAGGCCATCACCAACACCAGCGCCCGGATCGGCGTCGGAAACGCCACCAGCCCCGCCGCCGCGGTCGGCGACACCAACCTGTCCGCCTCCGCCGGCTCCGCCAACCGCTGGTTCCAGATCATGGACGCCTCCTACCCGCAGGTCAGCGCGGGCGTACTCACGCTGAAGGCGACCCTCGGCACTGCCGACGGCAATTTTGCTTGGAATGAGTTCGGGATCGACATCGGCACCCCCACCGTCGCCAGCGGCGCCACCGTCAACGCCACCTTGTTCAACCACAAGACGTCGATCGCCCAGGGCACGAAGGTGGCTGGCCAAACCTGGGCAGCTACAGCAACCTGCACATTCTCCTAAATGATCACGGACGCTGCCCGCGCCCGGAGGTAGCCGATGCCACCCGTACGCGGCACATCTCAAGCGAGCCAAGGCGGCGCCGGCGCATCGTTTGCGTGTAACAAGCCCTCAGGCACCGTGTCCGGCGACCTGCTGCTCGCCTGGCACTCCGCGGACATTGGCGCCCTCGCAAGCATGTCCATCACCGCGAGCGGCACCGCATGGAGCACGCTGACCACCGCTGGCGTGGACGGGACCAACCCCGGGAAGCTGTACTGGAAGATAGCGGGTGGCAGCGAGCCGGCGTCCTACACCTTCAACCAGGACTCCGGCGCCGACGCCGCCGCGACGATGATCGCTGTCCAGGACGGCAGCACGAGCACACCGGTCTTCGCCACTGGTACGGGCGGCACAGGAACCAGTATCCAAACCCCGTCCACAACTCCCGGCGGAACGACTGATCTCGATGTGAGGTTCGTTTCCGCGTCGGGCGCTCTCGGCACGTCCGAGTCGCTCACACCCCCTGCCACATACACCGAGTTCGCCGACATCGGCTCCCGCCAGTTCGTCTACGTGTCTGGCGCGTACAAGGTCCTGTCGTCGGGGTCCGCGACCGGGACGCAAAACTTCACGATCACGACGTCGCCGACAAGCCGCCGCGGCGTCACGGTGACCATCACGTCCGGGTCAACCGGGAAAGACCTGACCGAGACCGGCTCGTCTGCAGACGACGTCACTGTCACGGCAGATACAACCCTGGCCGAAACCGGATCCCTATCCGACACCCTTCAAGCCTCGGTGGACGCCAGTCTCGCCGAGGCCGTCACTGCCGCAGATGATCTGACCGTCCAAGCGTCCGCCGTCCTCACCGACACCATTGTCGGCGCCGACGATGTGGGCGGCGGCGTCCCGATCGACCTCACTGACGCCGCGACCGCAGTCGACGACCTGACCACCCTGGTGACGCCGATCCTGGACGATCCGGTCGCAGCCGTCGACGCGCTGGCCGTCGTCGCTACAGCCGGGCTGGATGACAGCGTCTCGGCAGCCGACGCCCTTTTGGCAGCGGAGATCTTCCCGAAGTCGCTGAGCGAAACCGTGTCGGCAGCCGACGGGCTTGCCGTCCTCGTGCTGCAGGACATCACCGTCACCCCCGGTACGCCACACCGCGGGTGGGGATCCCGTCAGCCGGAGAGCTCCTGGTCGGCAAACTCCTCGCGTCGTGGTTGGTCCGCCCGCCCGCCCACCACCTGACCCGGGGGAGGCGCGGATGACGGCACTGAAGATCCCCAGCCTGTCGGTTGAGTACGTGAAGGTGCCCGTCACCGGGCCGTCCAACCTCACCTCGCTCACGGTGCAGATGGCGATCGTCCCCGCCGGCCAAGACCCCACCAGCCCCGACTGGCAGTCCGCGCAGTGGATCGGCACAGACGCCGCCGTCCTCATCGGGCCAGCCACCGCGCTCGTGCTGGCGAAGGGCGTCACGTACGGGATCTGGGTGAAGATCACCGCCGCCCCCGAGGTCCCTGTCCTCGGACCGTACGGCCTCCACATCACCTGAGCCGATCTGCACGAAAGGAAGGCGCGCCCGATGACGCTCCGCATCTCCAACGCCGCCCGCAGCGCCCTCGCCGACGCCCTCCGAATCCTGCCCGACGCCGGGTCCGGCGCGGGAAAGATCCGGGTGTACACCGCCTCCCAGCCGGCTGGACCCGACACCGCTGTGGGCGCGCAGACGTTGCTCGCCGAGTTCACATTGGCGGACCCCTCGTTCGGTGCCGCCTCGAATGGTGTGATCACGATGGCCAGCACGCCGCGCACCACGACTGGGCTCGCAGCCGGGACGGCAGCCTGGTTCCGGATGCTCGACTCCAACAACGTGGCCATCGCCGACGGCGCAGTGAGCACGTCCGGCGCGGAACTGAATCTCAACACCACCACGATCTCGGTCGGGGTGAACGTCGAGATCACTTCCGGCACCATCACCATGCCGGCGACGTAGCCGATGGTTGCGCTGGATGAGACGAACCGGGCCAGAGCGTGGGCGCAGTGGATGCGCGACAACCCTGAAGCCTGCGGATTTACGAAAGCCGACCTACGTGCCGCGTTGGACGCGACTGACTCGTGGATCGACGGCAACAGCGCGGCATTCAACGCCGCGTTGCCGCAGCCGTTCCGCGGAGCCGCTACCCCGGCACAGAAGACGCTCCTGTTCTGCTACGTGGCGATGCGCCGCCACGGCCTGCTGAAGGCCGAGGAGGACTGATGGCGACCGTCCGGCAGCCGATCAGCCCTGAAGAGGCTCAGGTCGCAACGTCCGCGTTCCCGCAGTACATCAAGACCAACGGCACGAACTTTCCCGTCACCGGCTTGGCTTACGACGCTGCCAGCACGGAGAGCGCCTACTTCAAGCGTCGCCTCGCCGGTTACGGCAGCGGCAACATCACCCTGAACGTCACCTGGTACGCCGACACTGCTTCGTCCGGGGTTGTGCGCTGGTCCGCTGCGGTGGCGTGCATCACGCCCAACGCGGACAGCCAGGACGTAGAGACGAAGGCCTTCGCCACCTCGACAGACACCGACGACACCCACCTCGGCACGACCGGGCAGCGCGTCCACGGCCACGACATCGTCATCACCAACACCGACTCGGCCGCCGCAGGAGACCTGGTGTGGATCCGGCTGCAGCGGCTCGGAGGCCACGCCAACGACACCCTCGCAGGAGACGCGATCGTCCTGGACGCCGAACTGTCCTACAGCGACACGTAGGAGGAGGCTGCGGTGGCCGTCAGGTTCAGCGCCTCCGGACAGCACTACACCGCCACCGCGGGACTGCCCGGCAACGTGTACACATTCACCGCATGGGTGTGGTCTGCGGCGGTCGGCAGCCGGTACAGGGTCGTCTACTGGTTCCGGCAAACCAGCGGAGATCACTTCTCCGGGGTCGGCGTCCGAGACAACCCCGTCGACCTCCAGATGATGGAGGACGTCTCCTACTGGTTCTCTGGCGTCGGGCCACTCGCCGCATCAGCGCAAACCTGGTACCAGGTCGCCGCCGTCGTCAACGGAGCCAACGCCACCTTCTACCGATCAGCCGCAGGAGACCCGCTCGCCTCCGTGTCGGTGTCGAACTTCGCGCCCCCCGCAACACCCAACCAGTTGTGGCTCGGGACGGATGCTTTTGGCGGCTGGTGGGATGGCAGGATTGCCGCCGTCAAGGTGTGGGATGCAGCCCTGTCTCAAGCTGACGTGGAAGCAGAGCTCAGTCAGCAGCAGCCGAAACGCACCACCAATCTGATCCGCTGGCACCCGTTCGTCTCTGCGGAGCCGACCGACTACTCCGGTCTGGGCAACGACCTCACGGGCGGCACCGGCGCGACGACCGAGGATGGTCCGCCCATCCCGTGGGGTTCCGCCGCCCCGATGCTCCTCTTGCCCGCTGCGGGTGGAGCCCCGGCCAACGGAACCCTGTCGGCATCCCTGCCGCCGCTCTCGGCGACCATCAACGCCGCGGTCACCGTCAGCGGAACACTCGCTGGAACACTGCCCAGCCTCACAGCCGCCGCCACAGGTGCTTCCACGGCAGCGGGATCGCTCACCGCCATGCTGCCTCCGCTGACGATGGTGTCATCCGGTGCCGCCACCGCGTCGGGCGTTCTCACCTCATCGCTTCCCGCCCTCACCGCCGACGTCTCAGCCAGCGTCGAAGTCGCGGGCCAGCTCGACGCGGCACTTCCCGCGCTGACCGGCGACCTGCAAGCGTCAGCCAAGAGCACAGGGATGCTCGCCGCTGGCCTGCCCGCGCTATCGGCCGTCCTTTCTGGCGCGGCTGGGGTTTCTGGCACCGCCGGTCTCTCGCTACCGGGCTTGACCGCGAGCCTGGCCGGCGACGCCCGAGTGGCTGGGGACGCCACAGCTGTCCTACCCGCCCTATCCTGCACGCTGACCGGGCAGATCGTGACACCGCAAGGCGGACTGGCGGCCACCCTGCCATCCCTCGCCGCGGCTCTCGCCGGAACGTCCGACGGCGTCACACCCGTCGGCGTTCAAGTCTTGGTCGGCCCTCCACAGCTCGGCTGGCCTGTGGGGGTCGCCCGTTCGACCTGGCCCGTTGGGGGCCCCACGCTCTAGGGGGTGACTGTGGCAACCGTCCCGGCCAGCAGCACCGAGTACCTGCACATCCCTGTCGCGGACGGCTCGGCCAGCATCGCGGGCGAGATCGCTGTCATCGACTCTTGCGCCGAACCCGTCGAAAGCGACTGGAAAGCAGCGGCCTGGGATGCCGGCTCCTACAAGCTGCTGATCGGCCCCGGAGGGGTTCTGACGCTCACCCAAGGCACGTACACGGCGTGGATACGCCTTGAGGCCCCACCTGAGAGCGTCGTTCGCCGCAGCGGCGCCGTCCGAGTTGGCCCCTAACCCGAAGCACGCCGCGTCTACGTCCATGCCTGATCCATGCGATTCGAGGGGGATGAATGAGCGATCTCCTGGTGATCGTCCCGAGCCGCGGACGTCCTCACAACATCGCCGACCTTTACGTCGCATGGAGCGAGACCACCCACAGGGACGCCCACCCGCTGGTCGCGGTCGACGACGATGACCCGTCGCTGCCCGAATACCAGCGTGTGTGTTCGCTGACGGGCGTTGAACTGGAGGTCGGACCGAGGCTGCGCCTCACGGGCACGCTCAACAAGGTCGCCAGCGAGCGAGCCCCACACCACAAGGCGATCGCGTTCATGGGCGACGATCACCGGCCTCGCACGATCGGCTGGGACTCCCACATCATGGCGGCGCTCGACGGTCTTGGTACAGGCATCGTCTACGGCAACGACCTCTTGCAGGGCGAGAGGATGGCCACCGCCGTAGCGATGACTTCGAACATCGTGTCCACGCTCGGCTACATGGCCCCACCGCAGATGGTGCACCTCTGCCTCGACCTTTGCTGGGTGGACTGGGGTAAGGCGATCGACCGGCTCGCCTACCTGCCGGACACGGTCATCGAGCACATGCACCCAGCCGTCGGCAAAGCTCAAAGTGACCGTGGCTACGAAGAGGCCAACAGCCCCGAGCAAACAGCCGCCGACCACGCTGCCTACCAGGCGTACCGGCACGGGCCCGCGTTCGAGGCGGACGTGGAGAAGCTGAGGGCGCTGCTGTGAAAGTCCTCATCACCGGCTCGTCAGGGTTCGTCGGCCGGCACTTCGTCCACGCCTTGGACGGCCACGACCTTCACCTGGTCGACGTGGTCACGGGAACGGACGTCCGTGACTTCTTCCGGCTCAACCACACCCGGTTCGACCTCGTCATCCACCTCGCCGCAGTCGTCGGGGGCCGAGCCCAGATCGAAGGCGCTCCGCTGTCGCTTGCCGTGGACCTGGCGATCGACGCCGACATGTTCACGTGGGCGCTGAGGACCCGACCACGACGGATCGTCTACTTCTCGTCGTCGGCCGCGTACCCGATCGACCTGCAAAACGACTACGCCCGCCCCCGTGCGATGCGCGAGCAGGATCTGAAGCTGTCGGGCAACATCGGCAACCCGGACATGACGTACGGCTGGGCGAAACTCTCCGGAGAGCAGCTCGCCCACCACGCCGAGAACGAGGGCCTGCGCGTCCACGTGTTCCGGCCGTTCTCCGGCTACGGCGAAGACCAAGACCTCGCCTACCCGTTCCCGGCGTTCATCCGCCGCGCCGCCACCAGGCAGGACCCGTTCACCATCTGGGGCGACGGCAACCAGGTCCGCGACTGGATCCACATCTCGGACATCGTGGCCGCCACGCTGACCGCCATCGAGGAGGACGTGCCCGGACCGGTCAACCTGTGCACCGGCCGGGACACCTCCTTCAACGAGCTCGCCCGCCTCGTGTGCCAGCAAGCCGGGTACGAGCCGACGCTGAAGCACGTCCTGGACGCACCCCAAGGCGTCGCCTACAGGGTCGGAGACCCGGCCAAGCTGAACGCCTTCTATACGCCGAAGGTCGAGTTGGAAGAAGGCATCAGACGCGCTCTCAAGGCCGCCTGACAGCCAAGGATCCTCCAGGTAGCTCCTGGAGGTCAGAGAGCCCCGGCTTCCTCATGAGTCGGGGCTCTCGCCACACCATGAGGAGAACCGATGCACCGAGAAGAAGCGATCGTGGAGTTCTTTCGCGCACGCCTGACCGATGAAGAGCAGCACGTTGAGCGGATCAAGAGCTACGGCGGGTGCTGCGCTGGGTGCTTCTGCGGGTGCTCCGGACTGGCCGCCATAGAGGCCGTGATCGAGGCGGATCGGGCGCTGCTTGAGCGCTACGACTACTGCGTGAGGATGGGCGGATGTCCCGGCAACGAAGATCTCGACGCAGCGCTGAATGAGTACGAGATGCACACATTCCCGCTCCGCATCGCCCGCTTCTCCGACCACCCTGTCTACGCAACCCTGGCCTTGGACGGCCGCTGGATCGAAGCGAACTATGTCGCGGCGAGAGATGCGAGTGCCTGATGCGCATCCAGATCCTTCTGCCCCCACCCGTCGAAGTACCGTCGGCCAACCTGGCGAGAGCCGTACACGCCGCCTGTCACCCAAGCCCTCCACTAAACACGCAGCCAGACCCCGAGATGGACCGCGTGGCAGCCGAGCTCAAGGACGTACTCCCTGAGCTTGTCCGCTACTGGACTGGCACCCTCGATGAGGTGGTCTGAGGTGCGCATTCAGATCCTTCCTCTCCCGTCCGTCGTCAGACGAGTCCTCGGAGTGGCCCTGATCGCGCTCCCCGTCGTTGTATTCCTGAAGTCCATGGTCATCAACAGGGGCTGGGCGTACGTCATCACGGTGCTCGCCATCACAGCCCTTTCAGTCGGCTGCATCGTAGGTGGCAATTACCTTCTGGCATCTACGAAGAAGAGCCGATAGAGGAGACCTCGGGGAACGCACATGGCCTGCCTCCCCTTCACGCACAAGTGGGTCACGGTCGAACGGATCGGCAAGGTAATCCACCAGCGTTGCTCCAAGTGCGGCAACACCCGCGTACGCGTCCAGTAGCCCACCCAGGGGGTGCTCTCATGGCAGCCCCTTCCTGGCGGACCACTCCGAAGCCTCAAGGGTGGGGGGCTATCAGACAGCGCATCCTCAAACGGGACAATCACGCCTGCCAGATGCCTACCCCCCTGGGGGTGTGCGGGGCCTGGGCTAACGAGGTGGACCACATCACCCCCGCCTCGCTGGGGGGGTCTGATGAGCCGGCGAATCTCAGGTCCCTGTGTGGCCCCCACCACAAGGTGAAGAGCTCACGCGAGGGCGGCCAGGCGTCGGCAGCCAAGCGGATCCCACGCAACAGGCCGGCTGAACAACACCCCGGACTCCGCTGACCACACCACGAAACCGAGCACAGAGCGTCGCAAAGGTCTCCGATCCGCCGGGCTTTATGCCTACCCACAGTGATAACCGCAGGACGGGAGACGGCCATGGACATCGTCATCCTTCTCGCAGCCCTAGCCTTCCTCGCTGCCACCATCTGGTCAGCCATCCAGAAGGCATGGCCACTCGCACTCCTCGGCCTCGGCGCCTTCCTCCTCGTACTCCACGCGAGCGGACTCATCACCACGTGAGCCTGCACATCGTCCCGGTCGGCGACCTGATCGAGCACGCCACCACAAGCGAATGTCCGTGCAAACCGCGAGACCAGTCAGTGAAACGGGACGACGGCAGCGTCCGACGGCTCGTCGTGCATCACAGGATCGACGGCAGAGAACAGAACGAGTGACCAGCGCGCCCCGCACCACGCCGCGACCATGAGACGCAAATGCGACAAGCCGGACGAACTCCATACATGTAGGGTCAGACGGTTTCCGCAGGTCAGAGCCACAAGGTGGGGTATGCCCCCTTTGTCCGTTTCTTCCCCGCCCGGTCCGGCATAGCACCTCCGGCTCTGTACGGGTTGTCAAGCCCACCAAGCACGTCGAGTCAGATGCGGCGACATGCTGCGCCTGGCTAGCTGTTCACCCCTTCAGGTGATCGCTTTCGACCATCCAATCAAGTCCCCGACATGGGGGCTTGTCGTCGTCCCGACATGGGAGAACTGAGATGGCGCGATCCACGGGCCCTGTCCCGAAGCGCAGTTCTGAACGCCGCCGGCGCAACAAGCCGGAAGGCGTCGAAGTAATGTCCGTCCCTGTCCCCGAGCAACAGCCGGTGGTGCGCCCGCTCGCCGACGAGTCCTGGCATCAGATTGCTCGCGACTGGTACGACTCGCTGGCCGAGTCCGGGCAGGCCGTGTTCTATGAGCCGTCGGACTGGGCGACCGCGCGCTATGTGGCCGAGGCCATGTCGCGCGGGCTGCAGGCGTCGAGGTTCTCGGCGCAACTGTTCGCCGCGGTGTCGTCGGCGATGACCGAGCTCCTCACGACGGAAGGCGCTCGTCGGCGTGCCCGCCTTGAAATTGAGCGGGGCAAGCCTGGCGAGAGTGAGAAGCCGGCCGGTGTGACGGCGCTCGATGACTATCGCACCGCCCTCGGGGGCTGACGGGCTCGCGGTTGATCTCGACGCTCTTGAGCCGGTCCGGATCGGGCCGACGTGGGAGCGGGACCCTGACCATCCGAGTGGGTGGCGGCTGCCGGAGTTGACACTCGGCTGGGACATCGTGATGTGGCAGGCTGACAACCTGCAGCATTCGACGGGTCAGCCGTGGCGATACACGCCTGAGCAGTTGCGGTTCGTCTTGTGGTGGTACGCGGTGACGCCGGAGCTGCGGTGGGTGTACCGGGATGGCGTCCTGCAACGCCTCAAAGGCTGGGGCAAAGATCCGGTAGCCGCGACTCTTTCGGGTACTGAGTTTGTGGGTCCGTGCCGGCCTGACAGGTCTGGCCGCACTGTGCGGGATCCGTGGGGGAACGAGCATCCAGCCGGTGTCCCGCATCCGGAGGCGTGGGTTCAGATCGCCGCCGTGTCGAAGGATCAGACCCGGAACACGATGACCCTGTTCCCGTCGCTCTTCACAAAAGCGGCGATCAAGCGGTACTCCATCGACCTCGGCAAAGAGATCATCTACGCGCACAAGGGCGCCAAACGCATCGAGGCCGTCACGTCCTCGCCGCGGGCGCTTGAGGGCGGCCGGCCAACGTTCACACTGCGGAACGAGCCCCATCACTGGCTCTCCAACAATGAGGGCCACGAGATGGACGCGGTCATCGACCGGAACGCCGTCAAGTCCTCTGACGGCATGTCCCGGCCGCTGTCCATCACGAATGCCTACGAGCCTGGCGAAGACTCCGTCGCCGAGCGGGCCCGAGACGCCTACGAACTGATCCTGGCTGGCAAGTCGTTAGCGACCGGGATCTTGTACGACTCGCTTGAGGCGCCGCCGGAAGCGCCGCTGTCAGCAGAGGCCGCCCCGAAGGTGGTCGAGCTGATCCGTGGCGACTCCACATGGCTGGATGTGCCGCGCATCGTGCAGGCCATCCTCGACCCGCGTAACCCTCCTAGCAGGTCGAGGCGGTTCTGGTACAACCAGATCGTCGCAGCGGAGGACGCGTGGATCGCGCCCTACCAGTGGGATGCGCTGGCCAAAGCGGACCGGCTCGTCGAGGACGGCGAAGTCGTCACGATGTTCTTCGACGGCTCCAAGTCGGACGACGCCACAGTCCTGGTGGGGTGTTGCGTCTCTGACGGGCACGTGTTCCTCATCGACCACTGGCAGCGTCCTGCCGGGCTGGACTCGAAACTGCCGTGGGTGGTGCCTCGCGAGCAGGTGGACGCCGCTGTGGATCGGGCGTTCGACCGATGGCGGGTGTGCGCGTTCTCTGCGGACCCCGGGTCTGGCGAGGACGAGTCGGGGGAGCGGTTCTGGGACGGCTTCATCGACGGATGGGGCATCCGCCACGGCGACGCCCTGGTCATCAAGGCCACGGTGACGGCCGGTAGTCATCACCCGGTGATGTGGGACATGCGTGCCACGGTCCGGCAGCAGGAGTTCACCGAAGCCACGGAACGCTGCTTCTCCGACATCACTAGCACGCTCACGCTGACCCATGACGGCAACCGGGTTCTTCGTCAGCATGCCGTGAACGCGCGCCGCCGGCCGAACCGGTGGGGTGTCGCGATCGGCAAGGAGCACCGCGAATCCCCCCGGAAGATCGACGCCGTGGTGGGTGTGATCGGCGCCCGGATGATCCGCAGAAAGCTGCTGGCGTCGCCGGAGTGGAAGAAGCAGGCAACCAAGAAGCCGCGGACGGGCCGCGTTTACGGATTCGCTTAGGAGATCTGGTGGCGCTCACGCAGGAACAGGCTGAAGCCACCGTCCGGACGCTCCTTGAACTGCGTAGGCCGGAGCAGGACCGTCTGCAGTGGATCGCCGCCTACGTGCGGGGCGATCACAGCAGCGTGTACGTGCCGCGTAGCGCGCGGGATGAGTACAAGTGGCTGCTGCAGCGAGCCAAGGTCAACATGTTGCGGCTGGTCGTGACGGTCGTCGCGCAGAACCTGTACGTGGACGGCTACCGGGCTACCGGGGTCGACGAGAACGCGGACCCGTGGAAGATCTGGCAGGCGAATCGGATGGACGCCCGCCAGCACGGGATTCACCGGGCGGCGCTGAAGTACGGGATCTCGTATGCGACGGTGCTGCCCGGCGAGCCGGTCCCTGTGATCACTCCGATGTCGCCGCGGCGTATGACGGCGTTCTACAGCGACCCGGTCAACGACGAGTGGCCACTGTTCGCGGTCGAGGTGACCAGCGAGAAGGCCAAGGGCGACGACGGGCGGCTGGTGACGCGGAAACTCGTCCGGCTGTACGACGAGCAGAGCACCTACCGGTTCGTGAGTGACGCTGAAGGGCGCCGCCTTGAGGCGGGCAGGGTCGACGACCACGAGATGGGCGTCTGCCCGGTGGTGCGTTACCTCAACGAGGTCGACCTGGATGAGGACGAGGCTGTTGCGGGTGAGGTCGAGCCGTTGATCCATCTCCAGGATCAGATCAACTCGACCACGTTCAACCTGCTGATGGCGCAGCAGTACGCGGCTTTCAGGCAACGCTGGGTGACCGGCATGGCGCCGGAGCTGGACTCCGAGGGCCGCCCGATCGAGCCGTTCCGGGCGGGCGTGGACAGGCTGTTCATGGCCGTGGACTCGGACACTAAGTTCGGCGAGTTCGGCGAGACCTCTCTTGAGGGCTATCTGAAGTCCCGCGAGGAGTCGATCCGTGAAATGGCGACCATTTCGCAGACGCCGCCCTACTACCTGCTCGGTCAGATGGCCAACCTGTCCGCCGAGTCGCTGGTGGCGGCCCGAGACGGCCTCGACCGCAAGGTGGAGGAACGCAAGAGCTCGTTCGGCGAGTCTCACGAGCAGATACTGCGGCTGGCGGGCCTGGCGAGCGGCAACAAGGACGCCTGGCAGGACGAAGCGGCGCAGGTCGTGTGGCGCGACACCTCCAGCCGGGCGCTCGCCGCCACCGTGGATGCGCTCGGCAAGCTGTCGCAGATGCTCGGGGTGCCGCAGCAGGAGCTGTGGGAGAAGATCCCGGGCGTCACTCAGACGGACGTAGCCAGGTGGAAGATCACCGCTGGGCAGGCGGACGCGTTCGCTCAACTGAACCAGATGCTCGAACGGCAGATGGACCCCGCCGACGCTCGCGAGCCGGAGTTGGCGGATGGCCAGCCCGCAGGCTGAGCGCCTCGCCGAGCAGCACCGCGTCCAGCAGGTCACGCTCCGCGCTGGCGTGAGCCGCGACGTGGTTGCTCTGCTGCGGGACCTGTTCGACGTCGACAACGCTGACCGCACCTGGCCGGCCATCCGGTCGATGCTTGCGGCCATGGCCCAGCAGCAACACGGCACGTCGGCCACGTTGGCGAACACCTACTACGGGCAGGCCCGCATCGAGGCTGGCGCGGACGGCTCGTTCCTTCCGATCACCCCGGCTGCTCTGGCCGAGGAACTGCTGAAAGTCGTGCTGGACGCGACCGGGATCGCCGCGTTCAAGCGGGCCATCTCCCTCGGTAAAACCCCTGCGGAGGCGCTGCAGATCGCTGGCGTCACCCTGTCCGGGGCGGTGTCGAGGCTGGTCTTGTCCGGCGGCCGGGACGCGATCCTCGGCAACGTGCGCGAGGACCGGCAGGCGGTCGGCTGGGCGCGGTTGACGGACGCCCACCCGTGCGCCTTCTGCGCGATGCTCGCCTCACGCGGGCCGGTCTACCGGTCCAAGCAGACGGCCAAATTCGAGGCCCACGACCACTGCGCGTGCATGCCTGTCGCCGCCTGGTCCCGAGATGAGGCGTGGCTGCAGCACAGCCGCGACCTGTACGAGCAGTGGCAGGACGTCACTCAAGGGCACAGCGGCGCGGATGCCCGCCGAGTCTGGCGCCGCCACTGGGACGACCGCGCAACCTGATCTTCCTTTCCGGGCTGGAGCCGACATGGCGTCCGGCCCTCACGCATGCCCCCAACCCCTGCCGACATGGCGGGCTGTCCCGACATGGGAGTTACCGAATGTCCGAAGCGACACCAGAAACCGACGTCGAGCAGCTGCTTGCCGAGGTCGGTTCCACGCCGGACCCGTCCACGTCCGATCCTCAGGCGCAGGAGCCCGACACGGGCGCCGCGTCGAAGGACTGGCAGGCCGAGGCCGCCAAATGGAAAAACCTGGCCAGAAAGCACGAGACCACGGCCAAGACCAACGCCGACGCTGCGAAGCGCCTCACCGAGATCGAGGACGCGCAGAAGAGCGAACAGCAGCGCCTCCAGGACCGTGCCACGGCCGCCGAGCAGCGGGCCCTCCAGCTTCAGTCGGCCAACGCCCGGCTGCTGGCCGCCACAACGCACGGCATCCCGGCGGACCTGATCGACCTGCTCGGCGACGGCGACGAGGAACTGATCAACGAGCGGGCTCGCCTGCTCGCGGAGAAGCTCGCCAGCGCAGTGCCAGCGCCAGTTCCAGCGAACCCATCGTCGACGCGGCCTGTGGAGTCGCTCAAGCCCGGCGCCGCACCGGCGGCGAACGAGCCAAATCCGGACGCATGGATCCGGCGTCTGGCGGGCCGCTAACCACCCATCTCGCAGCAACCGGATTCCTTGCACGGGGCCCGGGGCCGCTGCACACCTGAAAGTGAGGTTGCCCCGTGCCCTACAACTCCATCATTTCCAGGGACTCCAGCAACGACCCGCTGGTCCCGACGCCGGTGTCGGCGCAGATCATCCAGGAGATGCCGACGCGCTCGGTGATGCTGCAGCGCGCCCGGCAGGTCCGCATGTCCACCAAGACGCAGCGGCAGCCGGTCCTCGACGTCCTGCCGACGGCCTACTTCGTCAACGGCGACACCGGGCTCAAGCAGACCAGCGCCCAGGACTGGAAGAACGTCGAGCTCGTGGTGGAAGAGCTGGCCGTGATCGTGCCGATCCCGGAGGCGTACCTGGACGACGCCCAGGTGCCGATCTGGGATGAGGTCCGGCCGCGCATCGTGGAGGCGTTCGGCGTCGCGATCGACGCCGCCACGCTGTTCGGCGTGTCGAAGCCGTCCACCTGGGGCAACCCGATCTACCAGTCCGCTGTTGCTGCGGGCAATGTCGTCACCGCGACCACCGACCTGGCGCTGAACGTCTCGCAACTCGGCGAGATGCTGGCCAAGGACGGCTTCCCGGTGGATGCGTTCGCTTCCCGTCCTGGCCTGAACTGGAAGCTGGTCGGTCAGCGTAATGCCGATGGTCTGCCGATCTACCAGCCGGACCTGCAGGGCCGTCCTGGCGGAACCCTGTACGGCTACCCGCTGAACGAGGTCGCCAACGGCGCCTGGAACGCCACCGAGGCGGAGCTGATTGCGGGCGACTGGTCGAAGGCCATCATCGGTCTGCGCCAGGACATCACGTTCAAGATGTTCACCGAGGGAGTCATCACCGACAACACTGGCGCCGTCCAGCTCAACCTCATGCAGCAGGACGCCGTCGCGTTGAGGGCCGTGATGCGGCTGGCTTACGCCACCGCAAACCCGATCACCGCGCTCAACGCCAACTCGGCGACTCGCTACCCGTTCGGCGTGCTCCGCGCCGCTTCGTACACCTACTCCTGATCCCGCGCGCCCCGCCGGGGAGAGCCCTGGCGGGGCATCTTGGAGGCCCTCGTGCGTGTCCTGGCCATGCTTCACCTGTATCCGCCGACCGGGAACGCCGGCGCCGAGTGGGCGGTGCACACGCTGCTCGCCGCGCTCGTCCATGCGGGCCACGAGGTGGACGTGCTGCTCATCGAAGAGTCCGCGATCGGTGAGCCGTACACGCTGGACGGGGTGCGAGTGCACCCCAGGCGCGGCAAGGGCGACCCGTTCGAGTGGCTGCTGTCCGACCATCCGCCGCACGTGATCGTCACCCATCTGATGAACACGCCGCGGGCGACGGTGCTCGGCGAGATGTACAACATCCCGGTCGTGCACGTGCTCCACAACGACCACGACAACGAACGCTCCTGGCTGCAGCGAGGCCCGGCGCTGGTCGTCTACAACTCCGACTGGGTGCGGGAAAGCTGTCTGTCCTGGTGGGACGACACCCGGTTGGGGCCGCCACCGAACGGTGTCGTGGTGCGCCCGCCGGTGATCCCCTCGCACTACGAAACAACCCCTGGTGACCGCGTCACGCTGATCAACATGTGCGCCAAGAAGGGCTCCGACCTGTTCTGGGAGGTCGCCCGGCGCATGCCGGACGTCCGATTCCTCGCCGTCAAGGGCGCCTACGGTCAGCAGATCATCGAGGACCTGCCCAACGTCGACGTTCAGGCGTGCGTCCCCGGCGACCAGATGCGGGACACGGTGTACGCCCGAACCAAGATCCTGCTGGTCCCGTCCGAGTACGAATCGTGGGGGCGCGTCGCGGTCGAAGCCATGGTGTCCGGCATCCCGGTCATCGCACACCCCACGCCCGGCCTGCAGGAGTCGCTCGGCAACGCTGGGCTGTTCGCGGACCGGGACAACCCGGACGCGTGGGTGACGGAAATCCGCCGGCTCCGCAAGCTCCCTGTGTGGAAGGCCGCCTCCAAGCGGGCCAAGGTCCGCGCCGCCGAGCTCGACCCAACCCCTGACCTTCAGACGTGGGTGGAAGCTGTCGAGGCGACCGCCCGCGTGATTGCGTGAGGAGGCAACCGTGACCGCTCTGGCGTGCGTCTCCGACGTGGAAACCCGTCTCGGGCGGACCTTCACAGGAGACGAAGCCGGGCGGGTAGCGGTCCTGCTCAACGATGCGTCCGCCCTGATCCAGTCCTACACGCGGCAGAGCTTCAGCCCTCCCACGTCGGACACAATCCTGCTGCGCGAGTCCGCCGGCGTGGTGCGACTGCCGAAACGGCCCGTCACCGCGGTCACGTCCGTCGTCCTGGTAGGCATCAACGGCATCCCCGACATCACCGTGGTCGGATGGGGCTGGGACGGCCTGGACGTGGTCGACGTGTCTGGCTGGGACAGCGTCATGGTCAATCTCCCCGAAGCAGTGCAAGACCGGTCCTGGCTGCCCGCCACGTACCGGGTCACCTACACGCACGGCTACACCGCGGTTCCCGCCGGCATCGTGGCGCTGGTGTGCGCCATGGTGGGCCGCACCATGGCCGCACCGTCCGCAGTGTCCGGGGTGACGTCGGAAACGATCGGCTCCTACTCATACCGGACCGCCGAGCCGGGCATGGGCGTCACCGTGGCCCTGACCGCCGCCGACAAGGCGTTCCTGGACGACGCGGGGTACCGGCCCAAAGCGGCCACAACGCAGGTACGGCTCCGATGATCCCGCCCAGATTGCTGCCGCTCACCGTCACCAAGGTGCGGCCGGCGCAGACCACGGACCGGTACGGCAGCCCCGTCTACGACTACGGGGCCGCAGCCTCCCGCACGTCCATCGCGGCGTGGATCGACCAAGACTCAGCCTCCGAGGACACCCCGAACGGGCGTGACCTGATCATCGGCGGCTGGAAGCTCATCACCAACCACACCGACCTCGACCCGCTCGACCGCATCGAATGGGCCGACAGCGTCTACGAACTCGACGGCCCCGCCTGGCCCGTCTACACCCCGGCCGGGCTTCACCACCTGGAAGCCAAGCTGCGCAGAGTGGAGGGCTGATGGCGAACGTCCGCGTGATTCTCAACCGCTCCGGCATGCGGGAGATGCTCCGCTCCAAGGAAGTGGAGCGAGACCTGCTGCGCCGCGGCAAGCAGGTCGCCGCCACCGCCGAGGCGATCGGCCATCCGCCGCACGAGGGCGACGTCGACTACTACGCCGTAGCATCCAGGGGCTCGACGAGAGCGCGGTGCGTCATCGTCGCCGACCACCCTGGCGCTCTCGGCCAGGAGCAGGAGTACCGCACGCTCGGCACGGCGATCGACGCCGCGAGGCTCTAATGATCTCCTATCCGGACGCCGAAGACCTGCTCATCGGCTACCTGCAGCCGATCGTCGGCGTGCCCGTCAGCATCCGCGTGCCCCGCGAGCGCCCCGCGGCCTGGCTGCAGGTCCGGCGCAGCGGCGGCGTTGACGACGTTGTCCGCGACAAGCCCCGCCTGGACGTGTTCGCGTGGGCGCACGACGACGGAGCCACCCGCGACTTGCTGACGACAGCCCGATCCGCCATCCACGCCCTCGCTGGCACGACCCTGCTCGGGCCCGCCTGCTACGGCGTGGAGGAGTTCCTCGGCCCGACCCGGGCTGACGACCGCGAAACCGGCACACCACGCATGTGGATGACCGTGCAGCTCAGCCTGCGCACCAGCTAGACCCGCGCATCCATCCCCTGATCCGGCCATCCGCGCCGGTGTTTCTGCTGCTCACCGAAGGGTTGATCATGACGCTTGACGCACAGAAGGTGCGCGTTGCCGTCACAGGCGCGGTTTACGCTGGCCCGACCTCCTCCACCGCTCCCACGTCGGCCGTCTCGACCGTCCCGGCCGGGTACAACGACCTCGGCTACATCTCCGAAGACGGTGTCACTGAGGCTTATGACGAGGATGTCCAGGACATTCAGGCGTGGCAGGGCGGCGCGATCGTCCGCACGCTGATCTCTTCATCGAAGGCGTCGCTGTCCTTCACGATGATCGAGTCGAAGGCCAGCACCCTGGAGCTGTACCACAAGGGCTCCACAATGGAGGCCGTCAGCGGTGGCTACAAGATCGACGTGAAGCTGCCAAACGTCGTCCGCAAGAAGTTCATCCTCGATGTCCTGGATGGCTCCACGCATCTGCGTATCTACGTGCCGGACGGCGAGGTTACCGAACGCGGCGAGATCACCTACGTCAACGACGAGACCATCTCGTACAACGTGACGATCACCTGCTACCCGGTCAACGACGTCGTGCTGACCAAGTTCAGCGACGACGCCTACTGGGGCTACAGCTAGCCCCCGTCTTTCTAGAGCCCCGGGGTGGGCGCGAATCGCGCGGGTCCGCGCCCACCCCGGTATCACCCATGCACCCGCGCGCCATCACGAAGGACCCGCGCTATGGAAGCACCTCGCGGTGCCGTCATCGAGATCGTCGAGAAGCGGCACAGCAAATCATCACCGCCCGGCGGGGACGTCATCATCCCCAACGAGATCCGCATCAACGGACAGCCGGTGTTGGCGCCGAAGGATCACCCGGTAAAAGTCCACGAAATCGCAATCCAGGGCGACGATGTCGTGCTCGTCACGCTGACGCTGTTCGCGCGTCGAGTCCTCATCGCCCCTGAAGAGCCTGAGGAGACCCGCGCATGACCACGAGAACCCCCCGCGCTGTCAAGGCGACGAAGCCGACCACGGCGTTCGACCTGGATGCCGTCGAAGCCGAGGCGGCAGGCGAACGGTTCGAGTTCATCTTCGGCGGACGTACCTACAGCCTCCCGCACCTGCACGACATCGACCGGAGCCTGCTCAACGCCGCCGACCAGGGCGACGTGGCAGCCATGATCGAGGCGTTTCGGTCGGGCCTGGGCGACGACTACGAAGAGTTCAACCGTGCGCCGATGAAGCTGCGCTCCCTCAACGCCTTGTTCGCCGCGTGGACGGAGCACTCCGGCCTGAAGCCGGGGGAATAGCAGGCCTCCACGCGCTCCTAGCAGAGCACGGGGAGGCGATCGAGTGGGATCTGTCCCACTATCACCATCGCGAACTCGGAGAGCTGTTCACCGGCACGCTGACGTGGCGCAAACTCCGCAGCTTCCTGTCCCACCTGCCGCGAGAGTCGGCGCTGGCCCGGAAGTTGCTCGGCGAGGACGCTCCGTGGGGCCTGAATGAGCAGCTCCTGGCGATGACCATCGACGTGCTGCGGCAAGGCAACTGGCAGCGCGGCGGCGGCAAGGGCGCCAAACCCAAGCCCCTGCCGAGGCCTGGCGCGCCCAGGGGTTCGGAGACGCGGCACGGACGCACCGACCGCGACCCCGATCAGGTCATCGCCTATCTGGACCGGTTCCGACCGCAATCCGCCTGACTCAACCACGCTCGGGGGTGAGGCATGGCGGCCGAGGTCGGCTCCGCGTACGTCACGATCCTGCCCAGCGCCCGTGGTTTCCGCAGGGCGCTGGAGAAGGAACTCGACACCCCGATCCGAGACTCGGGACAGAAGGCAGGCAAGTCCCTCGGCGACGCCATCTCCAAGGAAGGCGGACCGGCCGGAGACCGGTTCGGCAAGAACTTCACCCGATCGCTGATCCCCAGCCTGAACGGCGCCACGGCGGCGGTCGGCAGGTTCGGCGTCACTATGACGGCGGCGCTGCTGCCGAGCCTTGGCCAGGTCACGGCGGGCATCGCGAAAATCGGTGCCGGGGCGGGGGCGTTCTCGCTCCTCGCCGCTGGCGCCGGTACGGCGGCCGTACAGGTGGCAGGGCTCGTGGCGGCTCTCGCTCCTGCTGCTGGGGCGTTGGCGGCGCTCCCCGGTGCGGGCCTGCTGGCGGCGGGCGCTCTCGGCACGCTCAAGCTTGCGCTTTCGGGTGTTGCTGAGGGCTTCGCCGCGGCAATCTCGGGCGACTTCGACAAGTTCATGGAGGGCACCAAGGGCCTGTCCGCCGCCGCGGGCGAGGTCGCCTACGAGCTTTTCCAGATGGCGCCGGCCTTCCAGGGCGTCAAGGAAGCCGTCCAGAACGCCGTCTTCGGCCCGCTGGTCGGGCAGATGTGGTCGCTGCTGCCCGCCATCAACGCGGTCACGGCGGGCATGGTCGGCGTGGCCACGCAGTTCGGCAACGCCGCCCTGCAGATCGTCGACTTCGTCCGCTCCGCGGAGACGATCGCAGCCGTCCAGTCCGTCTTCGAGTCGTTGCGCACGTCGATCGCGGCGATGCTGCCCGCGCTACGGCCGCTGCTGGACGGGTTCCGGGATCTCGGCGTCGTCGGCGCGCAGTGGCTGTCCGGTCTCACGCCCGGCATCGCTGACGCCGTCGCGCGTTTCGGCGAGTTCCTTTCCAGCGCCGCCGCCTCCGGCAAGGCGCTGGCGTGGATGGACGGCGCGCTCGTCGTCTTCAAGCAGCTCGGCGCCATCCTCCAAGATCTCGGCGGGATTGTCTCCGGCGTCTTCGGCGCCATGGCATCCGCTGGCACGGGCGCGCTCGGCGTGCTGGGCCAGCTGCTGGACGCGGCGAACGCATGGGTGAACTCCGCCAGCGGCCAGCAGGCGCTGGTGGCCATCTTCCAGTCGCTGGCCCAAGCCGGCAAGGCGCTGGTGCCGGTCATCACCGCGATCGCGACCGGGATAGGTGCGCTGGCGCCGTTCGTCGCCGACCTGGCGACCGCGTTCGGGCCGATCCTCACCACGGCGATCCAGGCGATCGTGCCTGCCCTGGCCGCGATCGCGCCCAGCATCGTCACCGTCATCAACGGGCTCGGCGGCGCCGTGCAGGCGCTCGCTCCTGCCCTGCTGCCGCTCGGGCAGACGATTTCCGGCCTGTTCCAGACGGTCGCGCCGGTGTTCGCCCAGATCGGTCAGGCCGCCGCAGCACTGCTGCCCGGCATCCAGGCCGTCGTCCAGGGCGTCGGCGGGGCTATCGCCGCGCTCGGGCCGGCGCTGGTTCCGATCGCGCAGGGCATCTCTGCCGCCTTCGGCGCGGTCGGCCCGGTCGTCGCCCAGTTCGGTCAGGTGCTCGGCGGTGTCGTGACCGCCGTCGCCCCTCTGCTGCCCGTCGTCGGGGAGCTGGCGGCGACGGTCGGTGGCACCTTCCTGTCCGCGGTGTCCGCCCTGACGCCGATGCTGGGCCCGCTCGTTTCCGCGGTCGGCCAGGTGGCTGTCGTCATGTCGCCGCTGATCGCCCAGGTGGGTCAGCTCGCCGCCATGCTGCTGTCCGGGCTGCTAGCCGCAATCACCCCGTTGTTGCCTGCCCTTTCGCAGGTTGCCGCTGCCCTGAGCGGAGCCCTGCTCGGTGCGGTCGGGCAGATCGGCGCCGCGTTGCTGCCGCTCGTGCCCATCGTCGCGAACCTGGCCGCCACACTCGGCACCACCCTGGCGGGCGCGATCTCCACGCTGGCGCCGCTCGTCACGCCGATCGTGGCCGCGGTCGGCCAGTTCGTCGCCGCGGTCACGCCGCTGCTCGGGCAGGTCCTCCAGCTCGCGTCTGCAATCCTGTCGGCGCTGTTGCCTGCCTTGACTCCGCTGATCGGGACGTTCCAGCAGGTCGTCACCGTGCTCGGCGGGGCCCTGATCCAGGGGTTCACCACACTGGTGAACGCGATCGCGCCTCTGCTGCCGGTCCTCGCCCAGCTGGTGCAGACGCTGGTAGGGGCGCTTCTGCCAGCGATCACGCCGCTGATTCCGATCGTCGCGCAGATCGCGGCGACGCTCGGCGGCGCGTTCGTTCAGGCGATCAGCATCATCGTGCAGGCTGTCACGCCACTCATCCAGGTGCTCGGACAGGCCTACCAGCTCATCGGCCAGCAGCTGCTGGCGGCGGTCCAGTCGATCGTCCCGTACGTCTCCCAGTTCGCTCAGGCGATCGCCGGGCTGGCGCCGATCCTGGGTCAACTGGTCACCGCCGCGCTGCCCATCATGGTGCAACTGATCCAGATGTTGGCGCCGATCGTGGGCCAACTGGTGACGGCGTTCGGAACGTTGTTGCAGGCGCTCGCGCCTCTGCTGCCGATCGTGGTGCAGATCGCCGGAGTGATCGGGCAGACGCTGCTGTCGGTCATCTCCAGCCTGCTGCAGGCGGTCACACCGCTGCTGGGTCCGCTCGGCGAGTTGGCGGTGACGATCGGGCAGGTCCTGCTGAAAGCGGTTCAGGCGGTCGCACCATTCGTGGTGGCGCTGGCGAAGTCGATCGCCCAGCTCGTGCCGGTGTTCGTGCCGTTGATTGAGCTTGCGACGCAGATCGCAGCCCAACTGGGCGGCATCCTCGTGCAGGCCATCACGACCCTGGTCACGGCACTGACACCGGTCCTGCCGGTGATCGTCGAACTGGCGTCGCAGATCGGCACGGCCCTCGTGACGGCGCTGCAGGCGGTCGCGCCCGCACTGCTGTCCATCGTGCAGGCGGTCGTCGGCTTGCTGCCGTCGTTGACGCCTTTGATCGGGCTGGTTGCTCAACTACTGCAGGCGATCGTCCCGCTCGTCGTCCAGTTCCTGCCCATCTTCGTGACGCTGATCCAAACGCTCGCGCCGGTCGTGGTCGCCCTCGCCGGCGTGGTCGGGCAGCTGCTGGCCGCGCTCATGCCTGTAGCGGCGATCCTCATCGACCTGGCGCTCAAGATCCTCACACCCTTGATCGGGATCGTGCTTCAGGTAGTCCAGGCGCTCATGCCGCTCATCCAGGCGGTCCTGCCGGTCCTGGTCACGCTGATTCAAGCCGTGGCGCCGATCCTCGGGCTGGTAGCCAACGTGTTCGGGCAGCTACTGCAGGCGGTCAGCCCGCTGATCGACGTGCTGCTGCAACTCGTGATGGCCGTCCTCACACCGCTGCTGCCGCTGATCGACGCGATAGCGCCGCTGTTGACCACCATCATCGGCCTGTTCGCGCAGCTCGTGACGGCGGTCATGCCGCTGATCGAAGTCCTGCTCAACCTCATCGTCTCGGTCCTCACCCCGCTGATCGACATCATCGCGACCGTCATCTCGTGGCTCGTCGACAAGCTGGCCGTCGCGATCCAATGGGTGGCCGACATCATCAAGGTCGCCGTCCAGGCCATCGTGGACGTCTTCCAGTGGCTGTATGACCTGCTCGTCGGACACAGCATCATCCCCGACCTGATCCAGGGCATCCGCGACTGGTTCCAAAAGGGCGTCGACTGGGTGCGCGGCATCATCCAGTGGTTCGGCGAATTGCCCGGCCTGATCGGCGGCTGGCTCGGCACCGTGCTGGCCAAGGTCAGCGAGATCTGGAACAACATCCGCGAAGCCGTCTCCCAGCACATCAACCAAGTCCGGGAGACGATCTCCAACGTTGCCAACCAGATCAGCCAGCGATGGAACGAGTTCTGGGGCAACGTCGGCACCACCCTGTCCAACGCCTGGAACAACATCCGGAACGCCGTCAGCAACGGCATCAACGACGTCCTCAACTGGTTCCGCAACCTGCCCGGCCAGATCGTCGGCGTCCTCGGCAACCTGGGCGGCCTGCTCCAAGGCGTCGGCCATGACCTGATCATCGGGTTGTGGAACGGCATGGTGGCGATGTTCGACTGGTTCAAGAACGCCATCTGGGGCTTCTTTTCCGCGATCATGCCGCAGTGGGTCAAAGACGCGCTCGGCATCGCCAGCCCATCGAAGGTCTTCATGGAGATGGGCCGAGAACTGCCCGCCGGTATGGCGATCGGCATCGAGAAGGCTTCCGGCTTGGTGGAGTCCGCCGTTCAAGGGCTGGCGGGCACCGCGACCATCGCCGCCACCACGGACGTGTCCGTCGCGTCGCCGAACGCGGGCGGTATCACGGTGGCCGGCGACCTGGTGCTGCCCGTGGACGGGCTCATCCTCGACCTGCGCAAGCCCGACCAGGCCGTCCGTCAGTTCCTGGAGCAGGTACGTGAAGGGCTCCGCGGCCTGGAGAAGGAGGCGGCGTGGGCGAACTGAGCATCGGCCGGTACACGGTCCGCGAGACGTGGAGCGTCTCCGAGACAGGCGCCGGCGTCCTGCAGGTGGCCGGCCGTGAGGTGATGCCGCCGCTGACCCGAGCCGAGGTGGTGTACCGGTATGAGAGCGCGCTCGGGTCGCAACGTCTGCTGGTGCCGGTCGTGTGGGAGGACAAGCCCGAGAGAAGCGGCTACTACACGGTGACGTCGGCGTCCGGCGACATCATGGACCGGGCCGCTGAGGGCGTGGTGACCGCCGAGTGGAAGATGAGCCTCGCCCGGTACGGCAGCGACACCGACGTGGATCTGGAGAGCAGGCTCACGGGCGCGGTGCGGGCGAACGACTTCTCGCTGTCGGGGGAGCGCTGGCACGCTCCGCCGATTGGCCATTACGCCTACTACACCGGTTCGACAATCCCGTCCACGATGACGCGGACCGGCTCTGACGGGGCGATGACCGTCTACCGGGGAGTCCCCGCCAACACCTCCCCGAGGTGGGGTTGCGCCGTCGGCGACTACCTGAACGGGCGGGTGCGGATCCTGTCGGTCGGCTACGAACGCGTCGGTGTCGGGCAGGCGGTGGACGCCGACGACTGGGAGATGAACAACGCCCTGGTCAGGGTTCGTCCGCTGCTGTCCGGCGGCACGCTGGAGATCTCAGCGTTCACGGGCGGGGCGTGGCGTACGAAGGCGTGGTGGGCCGACATCGGCGGGACGCAGATCGCCCGGTTCGAGGCGGCCACAATCCTCCGGAACGACCCGGAGATGTGCGTGCTGCGACTAACGGAGCATCGCTCTACGGTCGGCCGGGCGGTGCTGGACCTCACGCTCAGGCGAGGATCGCGCACGGTTGAGGGCTACCTCCAGCGAGGTGACTCGGGGACGCTCAGCGTCTACCTGGCGACCGCCGAGAGCATGACCGACAGCACCTCGTACGTGGTGAAGACGACCAACGACGCCGACGGCAACCGCGCCATCGCAGGCAGCGCGCGGAACTTCGATCCACACGCGTCGGGCGGTCTGACCAAGACGTCCACCACATGGCTGGACTTCTACATCGGCGTGGTCGCAGCGGGCGGATCGGCCGTCTCGGGGGATCAAGCCACCAACCTCAGGGATCAGTACATCGCCTGCATGCCGGAGACCACGATGGCGGTGAAGCGGTGACCGTCAACGAACAGCTGATGGGGCTCGGGTCGTGGGGCATCACCCTGGACGAGCGGACCCCACGCGAGATCCTTGACCGGCTGGCCTACTTCGGCCACGTCGCGATCGTCCCCGGCAGGGTGAACCCGGCGGAGTACAACGATGCCCTGCTGGCCATGGCCCGGTACGTGGGTGTGGTCACGAAGCGGGAGTTCGACGACGTCAAGCGCATCGGCGGCCAGGGCATGGCGCTCTGGCTGGGCGACTCCGACGACAAGGGCGAGGTGTTCGAGTCGCCGGTGAACATCACCGGGCAGACGTTCCCGAGCGCCATCAGCATCCTGCTCGGCTCCAGCACTGCAGTGGTCGCAGGCACCTTGTACTCGGCGGCGGGTGCGTACTCCGGCCAGCACGTGTGGCAGTCCCGCGGCAAGGCGATCGACTACGTCTGCCAGACCATGAACTGCGAGTGGAGGGTGAACGGTAACGCCACCCTCGACGCCGGCCCGATCGCGAACCTGTTTGTCACCTCTCCGACGTGTGTGGTGGTCCGTAAGGACGCGGGCAAGGATTTGATGCTGACCGGCCTGACCGGCGACATGACCTTGTCGCGGGACGTGGAGGACTTCACGACGCGTGTGGTGCTGCTGGCGGAGGGCGAGGGCGAGTCAACTGCCACGGGCAGCGCGAACATCATCTCCAACCCTTACCTGGACATCAGGGGGAACCCGATCAAGAGGGTGCGGCTGGTCAGCGAGTCGGCCACCTCGACGGGAAACGCGGACACTCGCGCCCAGTTGCAGCTCAACCGCTTCACGGGGACTCGGAACGCGCTGAAACTGTCGGCGCAGAACTTCGAGTTCGACGGGTCGTTCAAGACTGGCGACTACGTGTGGGTGTACGACCCGGACGCGGGTCTGTTCGACACGAGCCAGGAGATCACGTTCAGGGGCCAGCGGATCAACCCGATCAAGTTGCGGGTAGTCGAGACGTCATGGCCGGTCACGGATCAGATGACGGTCGCCTACCGGCACCAGGACGGTTCGTGGATCAACCTGACCGACTTCTTCGACCCTGAGGAGGGGTCGACGTCGATCGGTGTGGGGGAGCTGTCCCGGTCCTTGACGAACGCGGGGACTGAGCCTGTCGGGCCGAGACCGATCCCCGACACGACGGTGCCGGGCACCGTCACCTGGGATCTCCCATTCACTACGGGCGTCTACCTGGACGCGCTGGGGTTCACCAAAGCTCGGATCCTGGTGTCGTGGCTGTTGCCGCTGAACGTCGACGGCTCCACCGTCTTGGACGGCTCGCACTACGAGATCCGGTACGGGATCAGCCCTGCGACTGACTGGCAGATCGAGTTCGCGCCGTGGGGGACATTCCAGGCCAACATCCTGGACCTGTCGCCCGGCGTGGACTACGACTTCCAGATCCGAGCCGTGGATTTGGCCGGGAACCAGGGCGCCTGGTCTGCGACGGAGACGGCGACAGCGAACCCGGACACGATTCCACCGAGCACGCCCGCCGCGCCCACCGTGGCCGCGTCGCTGATCGCCATCCAGATCACCCACCAGTTGGGCAAGGCGAGTGGCGGCACGTTCAACCTCGAACTCGACCTCGACCACCTTGAAGTGCATGTCGGCGCAACGTCGGGGTTCACGCCCGACAGCACGACGCTTCGCGGCAAGGTGGCTGCGAACGCCGGGATGATGCAGGCGAACATCGCCGCTGTCGGCACGGTTCCCGAGTCGAATACGTCCTTGCGCCAGGTGAAGGTGATCGCGGTCGATCAGGCCGGGAACCGGTCGTCGGCGTCGGCCGCCGCCTCGGTGACCGCGCTGCTGATCGATGACGCGCACATCACCGACTTGACCGTCTCCAAGGTCACGGCGGGCACCATCTCGGCGAACTGGCTGATCGGAGCCAGCATCAGGACCGCAAGCAGCGGCCAGAGGGTCGAGCTAAACACGTCCGGGCTGCAGATGTTCAACTCGGCGAACACGCTGCTGGTCAGCTTGGCGCCGACCGGGGTGTTCTTTCTCCGGTCCGCTACGACCGGGGCGCGCATCGACATCTCCACCGTCACCGGACTGGAGCTCTACAACAGCGGCGGCACCCGCACCGTGTCGCTGGATGTGGACGGAACCTTCGAGTTGCGCAGCGCCGCATCTGGCGCGCGCATCCAGTTGGATGGCACAGGCTTCCAGGCATTCAACGGCAGCGGCGTCCAGACCGTCAACATCACATCGAGCGGTACTGCGACCATTATCGGCGAAATCCGTTCCGCTGACACCGGTCGTCGGGCTGTGTTCAACCCGAGTGGGGCGGGCAACCCCGAGATTCGCTTCTACCCACAGACCGGCACCAAGTACGCCTACGTAACCTCACCCCTGTCGGTGGACCAGTCCGAACTCGATATCGGCATGTCGGTTGCCGGAGGGAATGGACGCCGTGGCGCGCTGTATCTCGGGTCTGGGTTTTGCATGCTCGAAAACGACGGCGGCACGGGGAAGACGGCGGCCATCGCTTTGGTCTCCGGCAACGACGCCCAAAGCGGCGTTATCCTGCGTGGTTACATGAGGAGCGATCAGTACGACGACGCTTCCTTCACGGCGGGTTCGCCCCTCGTGTCGGGCACTAGCGGCACGATCACATATCCGCTGATCCACGCCTATCAGATGTACCCGGTTGCGACGCCTCGCGCAGGGAACGCGGTGCCGTTCAGCGTGAACGGTTGGGGCGACAACTATTTCACCTGGCTCAACGGCGGTCCCGGATTCTCGGGCTCGGACAGGATCACCTACTGGTCGGTAAGGCTGTGGAACCCGTGAGCGACTGGAAGATCCTCGACGTCCTTGAAGACCTTGGGGCGGGGGACGGGGAGCGACTGCTGATCACCTATTCGGTGCCGACGAAGCACGCCCCGGACGGGGTGTACTCGTATTCGTTCCCGAAGGACAGCTTCAACGTGTACGCCGCCGTCTACGGCTACGACATCAGCGACGAGCGGGATAGGCAAGACCTGTTCGACCACGTCGTCCACCAGGCGTACCTGAACACGATCCTGGCCGAGCAGGACGCCGATGATGAGTTCCTCAAGCACCCGATGAAGGTTGGCCGGGCGCGCGCTAAGCAGGTGGCTAAGGATCGGCTGACAGAGCACCGCGCCGTCCTGCCCGTGGCCGCGCCAGCCGACGAGGCGAGGGCCGGTAGGGCGCGGCTTGGCCTCAAAGCGAACCTGTCGGCGGATGTGATGCAGCATCTGCGAAGCCACATGGACACGGCGTTGAGCGCATCCCGGATCCGCGACGTGAAAGACGTAGTAGAAGGGAGACGTCGTGTCGTCTGATCAGCCCATCTCACTGCCTGCTGACGCGGTGCTTGCGGTGGTCGAGGGCCAGCGGAACTCGGCACACACCGAACTGGCCAAGGCGCAGGTGCTTATCAATCAACTCGCGGCCGAGCGAGACGAGGCGCGTGCCGAGGTCGAGCGGGTGCGCGGTGCACCTGACGCTTAAGGCTTGTCGGCCGTCACCTGGCACACGGCGTACGCGCCGGTCGCCTTCGACTCGCGGATGACCTTGCCGTCCACCTTGATCCGGCACTCGATGACGCCCTTGTCGCCCGCGTTCTGCACCCACAGGTAGAGGCGCGGCTGGTCGCCGTCGAAGGCCAGTTCCTTGCTGTACGGAAGCGCCACACCCGACTCCTGCTTGATGGTGAAGTCCTGGCTCCAGGTGATGTTCATCGCCGAGGTGGCGCCGTCCGTGCCGATCGCTTCGAGCGTCACCTTGTGCCCGCCCTGCTGCTGCGCGCCGGTCGCCTCGCCGGGCTGCGGTGACACGCCGAGACGCGTCCGCACCACCGCAGGCTGTGAGGGCGACGCCGCCGTGTACAGGACCGACGAGATCGCGCCGGTGAAGCTGAGCACCCAGAACAGCAGCCACGTGCCGGTCAGGAACCAACCGAGGATCGTCCCCGCCAGAGCTATGCCGCGCCCGTCCGTGCCGTCCCTCCGGATCTGGCCGAGCGACACGTGCCCGAACACGACGGCCAGGATCGACGTGAACCCGCACGTCAGGAAGCCGGTAAGGCCGAGCACCAGAGCGGCAACAGCTAAGCCGTTCGTGCGGCGTTCGGGAGCCGGCGGCGCGTACGGGAACTGGCCAGGCTGCTGCGGGTAACCCATGACGGCGACTCCAGATCTGGGACTCGTGAGACGCCTACTGGCCGCCCCCTCGTTCACTACACGGAATGTCCGCAAATGGACGCCTTGCGTTACATCAGCAGGCCCCTTGATCGTGCCGCCCGTTCTGTTGAGAGTGCAGTCGGGCGGCACACCCTCTTTCCCCCGCTAGGAGTGACGTGGCTGATGAGCCCACCCCATGGGAGCTCCACCGAACCGTGGAAGCCCTCCGGCGGACCGTCGAAGCAGGGTTCAACGCGCTGAACACGAGGTTGGACCGGGTCGTCACCAACGACCTGTTCCAGGCATACCAGGCAGCGGTCCAGAGGCAATTCGACGACCACGAGAGCGAAATCGCTGCGTTGAAGGCGGAACGCGACGCTGAAAAGGCTCAGCGCAGCGGCGACCGGAAGCTGATCGTCACAGCGGTGTTCACGGCGTTCGTGTCCCCCTTGGTGATCCTCCTGATCCAACTGTGGCTGACCAGCAAGGGATCTTGAGATGGGCCGCCATGAAGACGACGGGCTCGACGAAGACGGCGTCACCGAGAAGCCGTCACGGCATCGAGCTTGGTGGCTGCCTCTGGGCGCGGCGGTCGCGTTCGCGGGGCTGATGGCCGCGGGGATGGCTGCGATCGGCGACGTTCGTAGCCAACTCCGGAAGGCGGAGTCGGACGGGCAGGTTCTGTCCGAGCAGGTAAAACGCCTCGGCGGCGTCCCCTTGGTGTCGGTGTCTCCGGGCCCTCCGGGTGAGCGCGGGCCAGTCGGTCCCGCTGGCCAGACCGTCGTCGGGCCTCGCGGCCTGACCGGCCCGAGCGGCCCGCCTGGGCCCGCAGGACGAGACGGGAAGCCGGGCGCTACAGGACCCGCAGGGCCCGCCGGAGTGGCGGGAAGCCCCGGCCCTAGAGGTGAGCCGGGAGACACCGTAACCGGCCCTCCAGGAGCCAAGGGAGAGCCGGGCAAGGACGGGACAGACGGCAAGGACGGCGCCGACTCCACCGTTCCAGGCCCCAAGGGCGAAACCGGGCCCCGCGGGGAAACCGGCCCGCCGCCGGCCAGTTGGACATTCACGGTCGGCGTCATCACCTACCGGTGCACCCCCGACGAGCCCGGATCCACCACCTACTCATGCAAGCCGGAGGGTTGATCGTGAGCGAGAAGACCGAAGCGGAGCTGACCTCCGAGGGCGTGGATACCCGCGGGTGGGGGTCTACCGAGGACGACGAGGAAGAGGTCCTAGCCTCGCTCGGCTACGTCCTCAACCCGCAGACCGGCATCTACGAGGGTGACGGGCATCCGGAGGCGGAACTGTGACCGCCGCGGCGATGCTGGCGCAGACGCGCAAGGTGCTCGGGTGGGGGGAGCCGAACGCCATCCACGCCTGGTACGCCGGCCGCAACGGCGCCGAGTTCCGTCCCGGTTCGACGCCGTGGTGCGAGATGACGGTGACGTGGGCGGCCTTCCACTCTGGCAACTACGAAGCTGTATGCCCGAACGGCGACAGGGCCTACACGGTGTACGGGGCTGAGGACGGCCGCAATCTGGGCCGCTGGTACGCGGGCACTGCGGAGAACATCCGCAAGCATGCCAAGCCGGGGGCGATCATCTACTTCGACTGGGATGGCAGCGACACCATCTCCCGCGTCGACCACGTCGGCGTGGTCGAACGCAACCTGGGCGACGGCCGGGTGCAGACCATCGAAGGCAACTCCGACGACATGGGTAAGCGGCGAGTCCGCGGCCCGAGCGTCGTCGCCGGCTTCTGGAACCCGCCCTACGGAAAGACGAACGAGGAGGACGACGTGAGCGCCAAGGAGCTGTGGCAGCACGAACTGGCGGTGCCGTTCGGCAGCAAGGAGAACCCGGAGTGGCAGGCCGGGAACGTGCTGGTCAACTCGGCGAAGTGGCTGTACGAGATGCGCGCCCGGATGGCGTCGATGGAGGCGAAGCTGGACGCGCAGAACGCCACCATCAAGACGCTCGCCGACGCGCTCGCGGCGCAGAACGCCAACCTGGACGTGGACGCGCTGATCGAGCAGATCCGGACAGCGCTGGACAACGTGTCCGTCCACCTCGAAGTCGGCAAGTAACCGGCCTGCGTGGACGGCCTCTGGCTGCGCTACTGGCCGTACCAATCCTTCCTGCCGCGGCATCCCGAGCCTGCGGAGGAGCGACAGCCCGAAGACGGGCGCACGCCCGGCCTCATCGACGAGGCCAACTGATCAGCGAACTCTTTCCTGTCTGGAAGTAGTTCGCCGCCGAGCGCTTCACCCCGACGTGAGGCGCTCTTCTCATGTCACCTCCTCAAGGAGCATCCTCGAAATGCGCATCTCCAAGAGCGCTTCCCTCTTCGCTGGCGTCCTGATCGCCGCGAGCCTGTCCACCAGCCCAGCATCGGCGGTCACCACGGTTGACGTGCCAGGCGATGTCCTGCGGATCGTCGAGGTCGGCACCGACGCCATGGGCGCGGACAGCTACGCGAACCGTAACCGCGAGTTCGTGAAGTTCCAGAACGTGTCCAATGCCCCGGTCGATGTCGCCGGCGTCCTGGTCGAGGACAACTGGGCTCACGCCAGAACGGTGGGGGGCGACGCCCACACCTGCAACACGTACAAGATCGTGGACCTGCCTTCCAACGCCACCACCATGGTCCAGCCCAACGAGTACGTGACCGTGTTCAACGGCTCCCGGTGGGGTGGTAACCGCAAGGTCGGCAGCGAGTACCAGCTGTTCGCCAACAGCGACACCGACTGCGGCACGTTCGGCCAGTTCTACAACAACGACGCCGACACCGCCTGGGTGACCAAGGCCAACGGCGCCGACGTCTACTCCAGCAAGTCGTGGGACTGGAACGGCGGCTACACCGTCAAGCCTTGACACCAGCTCAAGCTTCCCGCCGCAGGTGCGGGCTTGTCCCTGAGGAGGGGCTATGAAGATCTTCGGTCGTGAACCGGCGGTCATCCTTCACGCGCTTCAGGCGGTGCTGGCGTTCCTCGTCACCCTGCCCGCGCTCAACCAGCTCGGCCTGACGGAGGAGGTGTCCGGCTGGGTCATGACTCTGGCCGCTGGCGCCGTCGCTCTGCTGGTCGCCATGGCTACCCGTCCGCTCGTCGTGTCGGCGCTTACCGGCGCCGTGCAGACGCTCCTGACCGGGTTCGTGGCGTTCGGGCTGCCGCTGTCCGAGCAGTCGTCGGGCGCGCTGATCGCGGCGCTGAACGTCGTCCTGATGCTGCTGATGCCGCTCGGCCTCACACCCGCTGCTGACCCTGCTCCGGGGTTCGTGCGTGCGGAGCGGCAGATCGTCCGCTGAGTGTCAGCCTGGCTCGCTAGGCTGACTTGCCCGCCTCTGCCACAGGACGCTGTGGCACCCGCTCACGCGGTACAGCGGCGGGGGCGCTCTCGTCGTCTAGTGGCCCAGGACGCCGCCAGGAGTAGGGATCGAGTCCCGCCCGTGAGGGCAGGTGGCCTCCCTGGCGGAGACGCCGGTTCGGATCCGGTCGAGAGCGCGTACGGGGTCGGGTCGCCTTCGGGCCGCCCGGCCCTCTTCTCTGTTTGACCGACGGCCAATGGATCTCATCAACTGGTCCCGGGAGCGGACTGCGTGCGACATAAGCGCGACAACTGTGAGGTTCCATAGCCGACATACCGGCGACATACCGCTCTCTTCTAGCGTGACCTCCCGGAAAAGCAGGCACCCTAAGGAGGATCCCATGGCCAGAACTCGACGATGGGCCACCGCGCTAGCCGTTCTCCCCATGGCGCTCATCCCGTTCACAGCGCAGAGCGCCGCCGCCGAGCCGATCCCCGGCATTCCCCACATCAGGTACTCGATCAAGGTGACGAGCGTCCACAACGGTGCCGTGAACTACAAGAAGATGCTGGCGAGCTGTTCCGTCGCTGTCGGCGGCACCTGCTCGATCTCCCGGTCGTTCTCCGTCCAGCGCACCATCCAGGTCAACCTCGGTGTGTCGCGCGACTTCGTCGCCGGCCAGATCGGTTTCAGCAAGTCCACCACGGCGACCGTGACGTCCCAGTGCAACTCCCGGCCGTTCACGAAGAACACTCAGGTGTTTCGGGCTTACCCGATCGGTGTTAAGAAGCGCTACAACATCATCAAGAAGACCTGGCTGGACGGCAAGGTCATCAGGACGGCGACCTCCAGCGGTGAGGCCTTCAACCCCACGGGCGTCGCCTGCACTTTGAGCTGACCCAGGACCCCAAGGCGGGGCGTTCCCGGGGACCGGGCGGCGCTTCTCTGGCGTCTCAACCCATTCGCGGCGTACGGTGGCAGAGCCGCCGCCTGCAACTTAGGAGCCCGTCCTCTTCGGAGGGCGGGCTCCTTCGTGTTGTACGGGCTAGCAGGTGGCCAGCATCTGCTCCAGTGCGGTCCGCTCGGCCGGCTGCATCGTGAGGCCCCAGTCGAACTTGACATCTACCCACGAGCGGGCGTATTCGCATTCGAAGCTGGCCAGCGGAGGACGCCACGTGGACGGGTCCTGGTCGCTCTTGGACTGGTTGACGTTGTCCGTCACGGCCCACAGTTGGCTGTCCTGCAGCGAGTTCGCGAACGCCTTGCGCTTGGCGGTCGTCCACTCCCAAGCGCCCGAACGCCAGGCGTCCTTCAGCGGGACCATGTGGTCGATGTCGATGTCCGAGGCGGACGTCCAGGTGGCGCCGTCGTACGGGCTGTACCAGGAGCCGCTGACGGCGGCGCAGGAAGCGTCGGTGACCACGTCCTTGCCGTCGCGCTTGAGCACCTCTTCGCGGGAGTTGCAGGTGCCTTGGACGGTCGCCCAGTGCGGGAAGAGCCGGCGGTCGTAGGTGTCGGCGTGCGTCTCTTCGGCGATGGTTACGGCGGCGAGCTCGTCGAGGGCGACCTGCGCGGTAGGGATGCCGGGCGGGCCCGCCCACGCTGCAGTCGGGGCGAGCGGGAAGAGCAGGAGTGCGCTGATGGCGGCGCTGATAGAGGCGAGGGCGATGCGGCGCATGGGGGTGAGCCCTTCTGTTCCCGTCTCGGCCAGCGTTGCCTGGCGGGGGCGCGACGGGGAGACAAGACGAAGGTCTCAGGCGGGTAACGGAAGCCGCCATGCCGGAAGCCACAAGCCTGGCCTGCGGTCTTGCGGCGTGTCCCATGTAACGTCAGCGCCCTGACCTGCAGAGTGTGGGCACAAGCCGCATATGGTCCGCGCTGTACAACGCCTTGTGCCATGCGGGACCCGCGCCTACTCTGGCCGAGACGCCTGGGATCGAGAAGCCCGCCTGTCCTTTCGAGGACGGGCGGGCTTCTTCGCGTTGTTGAGGGCTCAGGCTGCGGAGACTTTCGGCGCCATCGACCTCAGGGTCATTGTGTGAAGGCCGACCTCGTCGGCGATCTTCATGTCTGACAGGTGAGAGCCGTACTGGCTGGACAGAAGCATGCGCACTAGGACTGCCTCTTCGTGGCCGACCTGAACAGGTTCGTTCTTCTTCCAGCCGCGGGCTCCGAGCTGGATGAACAACGACTTCTTGCGAGCGTCGTCGATGAGGCCCAGATGCCAGCCGCGCATGATGAGTGCCTGTATGGAGATTCCCCAGGTGGCCTTCATGCGGGCGAGATCGGTCAGGACTACGGGATCTTGAAGGAGATCGAGGGCGCGCTTGCGTGGAAGGAGGAGGGCGCCGGCGAATCGGTGCGCCTCTCCTTCGGGGTCAGCGACATCTCGACGCCTGCTGTGCAAGACCAGATGCCCAAGTTCGTGCGCGAGCGTGAACCTCAGCCGGTCGCCGGGGCCGCCCGTGAAATAGGCGATCAAAGCGGGCTCGTATGGCGCTGGCCAGTAACTGATCCCGAAATGATCGACCTTCTGGGCCTCGTCTTCCTCACCTGGCAACGTCAGCGGTACAACGGCGATGCCTGCACGTTCGCATGCACGGGTCACGTGCATCATCGGCCCGTCGCCACCGATCTGGAGAGCTTCACGGGTTTGCGCGGCGAAGTCCTCGATGTCGTCGTTGGACACGTCTTTCGTGGCGAAGGGGAGCGCTGGGGCTCCGTACCCTGCCTTGCGCATCAGTTCGCTCGTGATGCGATATGCCTCATCGAAGAGCGCCTTGACTTGCTTGGCCTCGGTGCGGCGAGCGGTGGCGTACTTGCGGAACCGCAGCGTCGCAAGCGGCACGTCCGGCGGGATCACCTCGAAGAAGCGTCGGGGGGTGGCAGTCGCCGCCGCGATGGCGTCGATGACGTCGTCGGTGGCGGCGAGCCGACCGCGTTCGATCTCCGAGATCCGCGACTGCCCGACGCCAGCGGCTTCCGCCAACTGCTCTTGCGTGAGTGCCAGGAGGTGCCGAAGTGCGCGAATGCGTTCACCCGCGAGCGGTGTCGGCATCGCCCTCGTCCTCATCTCGCTCGAAGGGAAGTACCACGTCAATGCTGCCCGTAGAGGGCTTGAACTCCAGGTTCGCGAGTTCGTCCCAGGTTCGCGACAGCGGGAAGTCGATATCTACCTTGGCAGCCTGGCCGGTGCTCCACCTGCCGACCGTCCGTACGATGCGGATGTCGATCTCGTCCTGCTCCGTGAGGCCCCAAACGCCAACGAGCTGGCTCGCCTCCACGCCGTACAGACCTACGTCCGGGTTGCGCCAGTAGTGGATGCGGGCCTCGTTACTGCCTGGAGCGGGAATCCCATCCTTCGGCCACTCGTGCAGGACGCGCATCTTGAGCATGCCTTGCCGCAGGAGCACCTGCCCGTTCATCCTGTTCTGCACGAGGGTCCAGCCGCCGAGATGCTCGACGCGCAGGCGGCTGCGCAGGTGAAAGCGTGTCAGATGGGTGACGCCGCACTGGTCCTCGGCCTCGTTCATGCCATGCTCAAGGAAGTGGGCTTCGGCGATCGACCGTGCCCGCTCCAGCGACTTGTGGAGCGGGGCGCATAGAGGGCCAACGGCGTCTATTAGGTACTGCTGGTCAGCATGAGTGGCCATGGCGCTGATATTATCAGCAAAAATCTAACACCACGATCATCTTGGCGGACTTCCTAACATCGATCTCCCACTGGTTGCCCAAAGGCATGGAAACGCGGAGCCCGCCACCCCATGCCGGGAGTGGCGGGCTCTTCGTCATGCTGGGGAAGCCCATCAGGCCGTGGCCAGCGTAGGCGACACCTCCGACAGTTCCGTCAACAGGTGGTGTACGCCCTGCTGCTACGCCCCCACGAACAGGTGTCGATGCGCTTCAGGTCACTGCCCCGGTAGATGCCCGCCACGTCGCCGCCAGGGCTGTTGTTCCACACGTAGTTGCCGCTGCCCCAGTACACGGTGCTCGTCCCGTCGGAGCCGTCCCCGGTGCGCACGGTGACGGTCTTGCCCGGCGCGAGCAGGAAGCGGCCGAACCTGTACTTGTGGCCGCTGGCGTCTCGCAGGATCCACTTCTCCAACTGGATCGCCTTGGTGGTGCGGTTCTTCAACTGCGCGTACTCGGCGTTGAGGCTGGCGTTGGAGCGGGTGTCCTTGCCGGGGCTGTCGTACCAGACCTTGGTGATCTGCACGACGGGAGTGGCGGCCTCGGCGGCCGGCGTGAGAGTGAGCAGCACTGCTGCGGCGGTGCCGATGGCGGCGAGGGCGGGAGCGGGACGCATCTTCGAGTCCTTTGGCGGGGGAGTGGAACGTGACAACCGGTGAGACGGCGGATGCGCCGTGTTGGTTGTCGCGAGAGGGCGTCCGCTTCTGGCCAACACCCCGCCCCGCCTCCGTGATCGCACTCACGTTCGGACTAGGATCGCCCCGAACCACGTACCAGGGGAGATTCACCATGGCCGCCTACGAGATTCCGCCCGACCTGCTGCAGAAGCGGGTCGATTTCGTCGCCGCGCAGACCCGCCTGTCCGCGCTCGGCCGGGCTATCCCGTCCGCTGCCGCCGTTGCCGCGCTGGAGGCAGAGCCGCCCACCGAGGAGCAGCGGCAGGAGTGGCTCACCCTCCAAGGCGAGTGTCGACGGCTGGCGGTAGAGATCCAGGAGCACACGTGGTGGGGGCAGGTAGACGACCGGAAGAAGGCGGAAAAGGCTCTCCGGGAGGCCGCCGACAAGATGGCCACAAGGGATGATGCTGACTAGAGGCAGGTTACCGACCGGTCGGTAGCCACGCGCCGTCCAGGGTCAGCCCCGCAAAACGGCCACCGGCTGACCTGTGGACATGGCAATCTGCAACACGCCAGCTCCGCGGCGCCCACCACGGCAGGAAGCCGCGGATGACCCGAAGGGAGCATCTTCATGAAGAACCTCCTCGCCCGCCTGTGGCGGCTCATCCGCGGCCCGCTGCAATGGCGCCTGCTGTGGCTGTGGCACGCCAAATTCATGGTCGGGGTCACCGGCGTCGTCCGCGACAGCGAGGGCCGCGTGCTCCTCCTGCGGCACCGCATGTGGCCCCCAGACCGCCCATGGGGGTGCCCGACCGGCTACGCCAACAAGTCCGAGGCGTTCGAGGACACGATCATCCGCGAAGTACGGGAAGAGACCGGCCTGCACGTCAAAGTCGGCCGGCTCCTGCACGTCAAGAGCGGATACAAGCTGCGGGTGGAAGTGGCCTACGAAGCCGAATTCACCGGCGGCACACCCACCATCGACTCAGTCGAAATCCTGGAGGCGAAATGGTTCTCGCCGCACAATCTTCCCGACGGAGTGCAGGAGTCACACCGGCTCCTGATCGCACGCACCACCACCTGACCCCGCAGTAGGCCGTAGGGCCCGCGGCCTGCCTGGCCCCCAACGAGCACCTCGCCGCCGGGCAGCGACCACGACCGCCCTGTGTCGCTGGCCGCAGGCGGCTACGGCCGGCTCGCGGACCGTCGAGGCAGGTAAATGACCTCGACGAGGTCGGCCAGGTCGACGTGCTGGGGCAGCTCGGCCAGGCTGCAGTACGCCTGGTGGTAGCGGCGGCCGTTCACGACCTGGGAGACACGCAAGCATGTCCGTTTGTTGAGCACGATGACCTCGACTCGGATGCCCTCCGGGCCGTGCCATGCTGCCATTCGAACAGGTTAGCCGAACTGGACATTCTGTACGTAACGCGGACATGGAAGCGCCCCGGCCGCAGGGATTCGGTCGGGGCGCCGGCACAAGGTTGGTCTACGGCAGACAGTCCGGGTAGCGGGCGTCTTTCATGCAGGCGCGGATCTGCCTCTTCGTCGCCCGCCGGTCGTAGCTGTCCGCGTCCTCGATGGGCAGGATGGTCAGCCCTTCGTCGTCGCCGATCAGGGCCAGCACGACGCCCGGCATGTCGTCCTTGGACACGGTCTTCATGCCGCTCTTGGCGGCTTCGTGGCTGGCGCCGCTTGTGCTCTTGCTGGAGTTGCCCGATTTGCTGCTCGGGGCGGGCATGGCACATGCCGTGAGGGACAGGGCCAGCAGCAAGCCTGTGATGATCTTTCGCATGGTGGGTCTCCTTTGGTTGGCGCTCAGGCGGTTGAAGTGGGCCCCGGCCGCGGGGAAGGCGACCGGGGCATATGTGGACACCCCCAGTGGGGTGCGGGAATCAGAGATCACCCAGAGCGGTTCGCTACAGGAACGTGGCATCGGCTCGCAGCTTGAGCCGCACCCGCCGGGCGACATCCTCAGGCGACATGTCGGAGCTGAGTTGGGGATGGTGGAGGATGTTCTCCACGCCCTCCTCCCAGAACTGGCACAGCAGATAGGCGACGATGCCCTCCAGCCCGGCCGCCACGGCGATGTCGGCCTCGGCGCGGAAGATGGCGTGCCAGTCCGCGTCGTCCACTACGCCGTGCTGCTCGCCGTCCCAGATGCAGCCTTCGGCGATCTCCGCTGCGAACTGATGGGGCAGATGGGCGAGGTCGGCCTCCGTCAGCCCCAGTTCACCGGCCAACGCCATCATGCGGTCGACGGACCCGTTGCCTTTGACGCGCTCAAATTCTTGAACGAGCACGGTCATCCCCCGTAGTTGCTTTCGTCGGCCCTGATCTGCTCCATGTGCATCAGCAGGGTCGCCGCCAGGTTGGCGTACAGCGGATACAGCCGCTCGTCGCGGTCGCGCCCTCTGGTGGTGAGCCCTTCCTGGAATATGGCGCTGATCGCGGATATCTGCTGCATCAGGTCGCAGACCGCGCCCCAGGCGAACAGGGTCTGGGCGGGTTCGCCAATCTGCTGGCGGGCTTGCAGCATGGCCGCCATGGCGCCCTCGGTCCACAGCTTGCGGGCGTGCTGCTGGACCGCCTCAACGAGAAACTCGGCGATCTGCTTGGCGGTGTCGCTGCCGACGATTTCGATGTAGGGCTCCAGAAATTCGTCGCCGCCGGCCACGGCCCATCTGCCCCAGTCGAGCTTTTCAGGGTTGTCCTCGCCGGGGACGACCCGCCACGAGTCGAGATCGACATTCCCGAGCTGGGCCGGCGTGGGGGTGGGTGCAGGTATCACGGTGATCTCCTTCGGTGTGGGGGTGTGCCCCAGCCGCAGGGTTCCGGCTGGGACACACCGGCCCGTGGTTAGGCGGCCTGCTCGGTCGCCGCAGTCTTGCCGCCCTCGTTGACGAGCTCCTTGAACTCGGAGCCCGGACGGAACTTCGGCGCCCACGACTCCGGCACCTGCACCTCGGCGCCGGTCTGCGGATTGCGGGCGGTACGGGCAGGCTTGTACACCTGCTCGAACGAGCCGAACCCTGCGATGGCGACCTTGTCGCCAGAAGCGACCGCGTCCTGGATGACGGCGATGATATGGCCGACGACAGCGGACACGTCTGCCTTGTCGAGGTCGGCGCGCTCGGTGACCGCGTTGATGACCTGGGTCTTGTTCATGGTTCTCCCTTGGTGGTGCTGATCAGAGCGGACGCTCCGGACACGCGCCTGGTCTGGCCAGGCGCGATCCGCAACGTCAGTTCCACCTACCGACGACCATGGGCACGGCGCCCGGGTGCGTCTTGCGCCGGTCGACGACGATGTCGTGGTTGTCCTTGAGGACGACCTCGTCCGGCCGAACGTCGAGGTCGGCGCAGATCTTGTCCTTGATCTTCTTGATGGCGGCTTCGCGTTCAGCTTTGCTCTGGCCCATGACGGGCTCCCTTCCGGCGGATAGGTGGGAGCGGACGCTCCAGGCACCCCGCCCGCGCTGGTCGGGCGGGGACCCGCAACCTCGGCTCTCTGTTATCAGCCCAGGTCCTCCCAAAGGATGAACGTGCACTTGTCGCAGACTTGTACGGTGCCGTTCTCGTGCATGGTGCTGACTGAGGACCCGCAGTCGGGGCACGGGCCCTGGTAGACGGCAGCGCTCATGGTCATCTCTCCTGTTCGTTGAGTTGCCGTGCGGAGGTCCGCGACGTCAGACCTTCGGCGCCGGGCGAACGGTCAGCTTCACGCCCGCCTTCTTGGCGGCCTCTTGGCGGAGCTCCAGGTCCTCGTCGCCATACACGTAGATGGGGCCGCCCATGATGCGGTCGGCAAGCGTCCGCTCGCCGGGCTGGTCGATGTCGACGATGTAGACGTTCCTCTCGGCGGTCACGTGCTGGCTCCTGTCGTGACGAGCGTTCTGGGGTGGTATTCGGTGTCCAGGTCGGCGGCAGGCACCGCACGCCGACAGCAGGGGCACCGGTAGATGACGGGGCCCTCGTCGAGCGCGGTGTGGCAGCGCGGACAGCACTGGCTCATCGCGACTTCTCCCGGGCGACAAAGCGGGCCAGCGGGGGCAGAGTCGACTCCGCCCGCCGGATGCGCTCCTGGCTGGCCTGGTGGCGAGGGTCGTCCGCGGTCTCCACGGCCGGAGCGTCGCGCAGCGCTGCGGTGAGCTCGTCGCGGTCCTTCTTGTTGCCGAGGATCTTGCTCATGTCGTTCTCCTTCGGGGTGGTGAGGGGGTGCCGGTGTGGCGGGTCTTGGCGGAACGGCCACACCGGCACCCGGCTGCTGGGGTCAGTCGTCCTCGACCTCGAACAGCTCGACGGACCGCGGCCTCGCGTTCGGGGCGTCGTAGCCGTCCCTGCGGCGGGTGGCCCGCGCGAAGACGTTCACGCACGCCTCCGCCGTCTTTGCCGACTTGCGGCGCCGGTCCTCGTTGCTGATCTTCTCGTCGGGCATGTCGTTCTCCTTCGTTCCGAGTCGTTCCGTGAAGCGGTGGACGTCCCTACCAGGAGAAGCGGCTCTGTACCTCACCGTTCTTGTCGACGACCTTGGACGTGCCCGACCGCTTGTCCTCGACGTACGTCAGGTGGAACCGGGCTCCTGGTGTGGATTCAGGCAGCGCCTACCGCTCCGGAGCGTCCGGGCAGGTGTCCTCGCCGCCGTGGCGATGCAGACCGCAGTCCGGGCAGACCTCGGTCGGTTCGACGTGGGCCGGTAGGTCGTTGTCGAGGGCGAGCTGGGCCAGCGACTCGGCGCCGCGCTTGGTGATGGTCTTCTCGGCGCTGTGGCCGTTGACGATCACGCGGTAGCGGTCCGTGCTCACGGCGCCACCCGGCGTCTAGCGCGGTCAGGCCCGGTCGGCTCTGCGGGGTCCTCTTCGGCGTCGGCCTTGCCCAGTGCCGTCCATGGGTTACGCAGGGTCTGGCGAGCGAGGAGCACGATCCCGCCGATCGCCGACACGCCTACGAGTGCGAGCAGCAGGTACGCCGTAGGGATGCTGGCGGACGCTACCCGCGCCACGATCACGGAGCTGGCGGCCACGAAGATGAAGCCCGCGGCCAGGGTGAAGAGACGTGCCATGGTGATGGTCCTTCCAGGGTGGGTTAGCGGCGCTTGAGCGTGCCCTTGCGGCAACCGCTGGGGCACTTGCGGGAGACGAGTTTCTTGCCGCCGAATCCGAAGCTCTGCATGGTGACCTGTCCCGCACCGCCGCAGGTGGGGCAGGACAGTCCGGGCTTGCTGAAGGGGAGCTTCACGATGGTGTCCTTTGCTTCGAGAGGGTGGAGCGGACGCTCCGGGCACCGTCCCGGCATGGCCGAGACAGTCCCCGCAGCCACCGCGCGGTCAGGGGATCTGGTGGCAGTTGGCGGCGTGCGAGTTGGCGACGCCCCACTGGACGCGCCTGCTGGTGGTGCCGCAGCCCGAGCAGGTGTACGAGCCCACCTGCGCCGGGACGTCGTGCGTGTACGTCCACTCGACGACGCCGCCGCCTTGGGTGCGGAACTTCCTCTGGTTCATCTGAAGATCCCTTCTCTACCGGTCTGTTCTGTATGGATTGGTGGATCGGAAGGCACCGATGTGGCGTCGAAACAGCCACTCAGGACCCGCTAGAACCTCGCTAGACCTAGCCCCATTGCCGCTAGGCCTAGCGGCAACGCGATGCGCTCCGACCAGGCACCTAGCCGCCTAGCGGGCACCCTGTGGGGACTCATGGACGCCCCTTTCCGGCACGTCCGCCCTGTGCCGCGAGGACCCACTCGTACTTGAGTCCCTTGCGCGTCGGGGAGCCGCCGTCCTCCGGGTCTTTGATCCACACGTCCTTGGTGATGAGGCCGTACGGCTTGAGCATCTTGGCCAGCGTCGTGGCGTCCCAGCCGGAGTAGGCGGCCGGGTTCACCTCGGCCAGCCGGTCGCAGATCTCCTCCGACCAGAGCCGGTCCTCGCCGCGGGCGAACACGCCGGCCACGTCGTCGAGCACGCTGATGGTGGCGCGTTCCTCGATTTGCTCCCCGGCTGCATGCCCGGTCAGGGTGCCCACCGAGACCCGCAACTCCCGGCCCCGCTCGCAGATCGTCGTCACCGTCGTCAGGTCCGCCAGGTGAGTGCGGACCGTTTGCGCGCCTGCGTCCGCCAACTCCCCGTCGTCTGCGCCGAGCAGGATGCCGACACCCTTATGCGCCCGCTGGAAGTTGGAGGCGTCCATCCCCGCCTTGCTGGTTCCGGAGCCGAGAATCACCTCCGACGACTGCCACGACATGACCTTCAGCGCGAATCGGGTGCCGATGTTGTCTCGGATCCCGGTCGGGATGACCTTCCCGTCTGGCTTCTGCGTGGCCAGATCGAACATGATCCCGACGGCGGGGCCGGTCTTGACCAGGTCGTCGATGACTTCCTTGATGGCCTCGCCGAACGTGCCGTGCTCCAGATAGCGCTGGATCTCATCGATCGCGACCAGGATCGGCTGGAGGTTCAGTGACAGGTTCCGCGACAGACCGGGCGTAATTTTCCCCTCGGGGCACACATCGTCCGGCAGGCTCTGCAGCAGCTCGTAGCGGCGGTTCATCTCCGTCTGCAGCTCACGCAGCGTCCGCAGTAGCAGTTCCACGATCACCGTGCGGACGCCGGACCCATACCGATAGGCGATCCGCTCGAACGCCTTCCAGTCCTTGCCGCCCTTCCCGTCGAACACGATGAGCTGTACGAACGGGTCCAGAGCCGCCGCCAGCGCGGGCAGGCGGGCAGCGAACGTCTTGCCCATCCGCGGGATCGCGCCGACCAGGATCGACGACCAGATCAGCGACAGGTAGATGACCCGGCCGCGGGCATCCACTCCGAACGGGAAGCCCTTCCAGAAGTCGAGCCGCTCCAACGCCAGCAGTGGCGTCACCGGCGGCATGGACGCGTACGGGTCCTCCCCGGCGACCCACAGTTCAAGGTGGCGGGGGCTCCGGCCGGGAATCCGGTCGATGAACACCTGCACCTCGTGCACGCCGAGTCCGCCCGCGATGTCGAGCTTCTTCTTCACCGCGCCTTCGGCGTTCTTGCCGAACGGCAGTTCGATGAACGCCAGCCAGCCCTCGCCGTCGCGTTGAATCGGCTGCAACACCGCGATCGAGTCTTCTTCGCTGCACAGCCCGGCGGCGATGAACGCGCGAGTGAGCACATCCTCGGTGAGCCGGACCGCCTTCGGGTTGGCGATGCGGGCGTGCTCGACGATCGGCTTGTCGCGCCGCCGGCCGACGTAGCCGAATGCTGGGATGGCGCCGATGAGCAGCCACTTCAGCAGCCACGGCCAGACCACGATCACGATCAGCAGCAGGATCAGCAGTAGGCCGGCGGCGGCCAGTGAGGTGATGCCGCGCGACTTGATGCGGCTGTTGCGTAGCTGCGTCAGGGCTTGGTAGGTGGCGACGTTGTCGGCGGCGATGCTGTTGCGGCGCAACGGCCGGGCTTCGGCGTCCGATACCCAGCGTCCCCACGCCGCGAGCGAACGACCCACGCCGCGCGGCGTGTACAGGCACAACCGCAGCCCGTACAGCGGCAGCCGTACCGTCTGGAACGCCACCTCGTGGACCACCAGGTCGCGCGCCCACCGGACCGCCGCCCGCCGCTGCTCGCGCTGGATCAGCCAGGCGGGCAGGATCGAGCGACCCTGGAAGGCGTACGACCAGGGCGTGTTCACGACCAGCCCGTTTGCGACCGGGACCGGCTTGCGCTGCTCTGCGACCGCCGGCAGCCGGTCCTCGACATCGGCGAGTTCGGCGTCCTCCACGTCTACGTCGCTCATCACGCCGCTCTGGTCGTCGTCGGGAGTGTTGGGAACCACCTGCAGAGGCCTGCTCACGCCGCCTCCCCGCGAGGCATCGCGAACGGCTCCTGGCGGGGCACTGCGGTGGTGAGGCCGCGCAGATGCCAGGCGAGCGCGGCCAACACCATGGCCAGCCCGTACACCGCCTTCGCCGCGACATTCAGCGCCAGGCCAGACGCGGACCCTGCAACGAGGGCGGCAACCACGACGAGCCCACCAGCCGCGTACAACACGGCTCGCCAGCCGGTGGCCTTCATCGCGCCGAGCAGTTCGCTGGGTGTGCGCGCATCGGCGCCTGCGTCGCGGCTGGCACCCATCACCAGCACGCCGAGCAGACCCAGCATGAGGACGACGATGGTGCTCACGACTGGCCACCTCCGCACGGCGTCTTGCCGGCTACGCCCTGGCAGCCATCACAGTGGCGGCTGAAGTTGACGCCATGCCGGGGGCACTTGGGGAGGTCTTCCAGGTTGTGCATGTGGCCACAGATGGGGTCCTGGTAGCGGGTCATGACTGGTCTCCAGACACTTCGGCGTCCGCTTCGCTGACATCCGCGACGTCGGCGGAAGTGTCGGCTTCGGAGGGGGGCATGACGACGTTGCCGGGCAGGAACCGGTAGCCCTCCGCAGACAGATCGGCGCGAGCCGCTTTGACACGAGAACTGGCCCACCCGTTGGAGAAGCCGTACTTCGTCGCGATGTCAGCCTGCTTGGGGGTGCGACCGGCGCGCATCTTGCCACGGATCCACTTCTCGGCTTCGCGGTTGTCCTGCGTATCCGGACGCTCCCGCTCCGCCTCGGCGATCTCTTCGCTGACATCCGGAGTGTCAGCGACATCGTCCGTGGAAGTGTCAGGGACGGGCTCCGCCTGCGGCGCTTCGATCGCGTCGTGCTGTGACAGTTCGCCGACACGGTTCTCCAGCGTCAGCACGTACGTCTCGGTGGCAGCCAGCGCGGCAGATTGCGCCCGGATGAGAGCGTCCCGCCCGGCGGCCAGCGCGACATGAGCGCGGTCGACGGACCGCGTCGCGTTTGACAGGCCGCGTTCGCCCTGGCTGGCCAGGATCGCGGCGGTCGGCGACTGCTCGCTGTGGCGTACCGCCCAGCGGAGCGCCCGCCACGTCTCGGACCGGTGCAGGACCCAGCGCAGCGCCGAGAACTTCGGCGCCCTGGGATCGATGAGCCCGGCCTTGCGCAGGTCCTGCCGGTGCTGGTGGCGGGAGTGGATGGCCCACAGCCACGGCGACAGCATCGAAGCGGCGCCGAACATGGCGGCCTTGTCGCTGGGATGCCAGTCGGGGGCGTAGTGGTGGTAGTTCAGTACGCCGACTCCTAGCGCGATCGTGTAGGAGGTGAGGCGGAGCCGGATCACGCTGTCGCCCTCGATGAGCGCGACGTGGGCGTGCCAGCCGACGTAGATGGCGATCGACTCGATGACGGCCGCGGTGGCCAGCGCCTGCGGTGTGCTCCACTCGAAACCGTTCGCGGCCTTGGCGGCGGTGAACGCGGTGACCTGGCCGACGACGGCGACGATGTTCACGCCGACGATGGCGCCGACAAGGATGAACGCGTGCCACCACCGCTGGAGGCGGATCTGCCAGACGGTGAGCCGCTCGCGGCGCGCGTCGTCCTGCGCGGTCTTGCGGGTGCGCCGGCGGTCATGGCGGAGTTGCTCGCGCTCGGCGGCCCACTCCTCCGCACGACGTGCGCGGTCGCGCTTGGCCTCGTCGAGGATGTCGGCGCGGCGGGCGTTTGCGGCGGCGTCGGCGGCCAGGCGCTCAGCTCGGGTGGGCCGGGGCGGCAGTACCGCAGGGGCGGCCCCGTTGACGCGCTCTGGGTGCTGGCTGGTGTTCATGGCTCCGGTTTCCTGTCGGGGGAGTGCGGTGGTTAGCGCCCGCCCAGGGCCTGCTCCCTGGGATGCCGGCTCCTCGCGGTCCGGTCGGGCTGCGGCTATTCGTCGGCGACCGCTTGAAAGGCGGCGGCAGCGGGGTGCTTTCCTTCGTCGTCGTAGCGGAGGGCCAGCGCTGCCAGTTCGGCCGGGGAGAGGCCTGCGTTCTTGTACTGGCGGGCTTGGCGGTAGGCGTCTGCGTAGGTGGTCATGTAGAGCTCCAGACGGGGAGATCAGAAGTGGTAGGCGTTCCACGTCCAGGGCAGGAACCAACGGCGTTTGGGCCCTACGAACACCCAGTCGCTGCCGGGCTCGCGCTGCCAGATCTCCGCCCGTGCGCCGAGCTCGTCGCGTGCGTGTCGCACAGTGGCCAGAGCGGCTGGCAGTGTCGGGCGCCGGTAGGTGACCCAGTCGCCGGTCATGTCCTCGATGTGGATCTCGTACTCGGTGCTCATGTCGATCTCCAGGGGTTGGGTTGGGATGCCCGGCCACCGCAGGAGGGCGGGGGCGCGGTGGCCGGGCTGGTTCATCAGGAGCCCCGCTTGCAGGAGCAGCGACGGCTGGTGCAGTTCACGTCGGTGCAGCGGCTCTCGTCGAAAGCCCAACGCTGGTCGAGGATCGAAGACTCTCGGCGGAGGCTCTCGGTGTGCTGGATGCTCGCGCGGGTGGTGGCGGAGACCTTGTCGAGGGTCGCGGCCATCTGGGCGGGAGTCATCACGACACCGCGAGACGACGAGCACGGTAGGAGACGAAGTCCGCCACACCAGCAGGCGGCGACGCAGAGGGCTGAAGCTGCTCGGCGAGAACTGAGACGTCCACTGGCAGTTCCTCGCCGAGCAGGTCGGCGATCAGGCAGCGGTTCACGTCCGCTGACCTCGCGACGAGCATCAGCGACTCCGCGACTCTCTGCAGGGTTTCGACCGGGACTGGCACGGTGGCCGCGGTCGTAGAATGCGACACAGATCTCTCCTCCTGGGCGACAGGTGCGAGGTGATCGGGTGGGCCGGGCGCTCGAATCGCCTGGCCCACCGCTATAGAAGGGCGACGTCATCACGTCGGACTGCTGTTGCGGATCTTGAGTGCGCAACCCTGTTGCGCTACTGACGTTAGTCGATGACCCTGGGATGCGCAACCATGTTCCGGTACTCTCTTCCGTATGACGGAGGATACGAATCCATTGGTGCTGCTCGACGTAAGCACGGCTCGCTATCGCCAGACAGAAGCGGCACATGCAGAGGCGCGGCAGAACGTGATTGCTGCTGTGCTCGCCGCTCTCCGAGCAAGAGAGCGGCCGACGGACGTTGCGGAGCATTCGCCCTTTACGGATGCCTACGTCCGCCGTCTCGCGAGAGAGAACGGGATTGAGGCGCAACCCAAAAGCAAAGGCCCGCGGCCCCGTGTCACAGGTACCGCCGTCGAGCCTGGCCATCCCGCAACCTCCTGACTTCGCGGTTCTCGGCATTTGCGCCGGGAATTCCGCCACTTCAAGAGGACCGCGCGAGGCTACCTAGCAGCCATGCACCGGCACCGCCCCCGCACTGAACTGGCACTGCCCTCGCACTGGCGCTCACGAAAAACCTGGGCACAATCGATCTCACCGAAGGAGATCGCATGGAAGTCGTAGAGAAGTGGACCGGAGCTCACGCAAAGGTCCTCCGACAGGCCTACGAGTACTCCCAGGTGGGCTTCGCGGAACGGCTCGGCGTGGATGCGCGCACCGTGGCCAAATGGGAGGGCAACCCCACCCTGAAGCAGTGCCCCGATACGCAGCAGATGCTCACCGTCCTCCTCTGGCAAGCCCCCGACCACGTCAAGGCCCGCTTCACCTACCTGCTCCAGCAGCAGACCCCAACGACTCAACCAGCCCTCGCGCAGGAGTGGACCGATGACGACATGAACCGCCGCGAACTCCTGCGCCTCTTCACCATGGCGGGCGCCGTCATTGCCACACCTCAAGTCGGACAGCAGACCCTAGATCTTGATCGGGTAACTAGCCGTGCAGGTAGGCCCGACCTGGAGACCGCCACCCAGTACGAAGCGCTGAACGGCCACCTGTGGCAGGTATTCATGCTGGCCAGCTCAAAGAGCAAGGTGTACCCGCTCGTACAGGATCACCTCTCCGCACTCATCGCTGCCCTCCAGCGCTCAACCACAGCGGCAATGCACCAACGGTTGTGTGCCCTGGCTGGTGACCTATTCCAGCTTGCCGGTGAAATCCATTTCGACGCCAACCAGTACACCGATGCCGCCCACTGCTACACCCTCGCCGCGAGCGCCAGCAAAGAAGCGGGCGCCTACGACCTATGGGCCTGCGCCATGACCCGACACGCCTTCATCGGCGTGTACGAACGCGACTATGGCAAGGCGGCCCCGATGCTTGACCTTGCAGCCAACCTCGCCAGACGAGGAGACAGCCATCTGTCCACGCGCCACTGGGTCGCCGCAGTCCACGCCGAAACGCTCGCGGGCCTTGGCGACTTCGACGGATGTCAGCGCGCCCTCGATGCCGCCGAGCAGGTGCGCGACATGACCGGCCGCGTCCACAACGGCGGGTGGCTACGTTTCGACGGTGGACGGCTCCACGAGGAACGCGGCACCTGTTACACCACCTTGCGTCGCCCGGACCTTGCAGAAGCCGCTCTCACCGACGTTCTCGCACACAACTTGACCACGCGCCGACGCGGGAGCGTCCTGGTCGACCTCGCCGCACTCGGAATCCAACGTGGTGACTGCGATCAGATGCTCGACTACGGCAAAACCGCCGTCGAGCTCGCCCGCCGCACCGGATCCGGCGTCATCGGTCAGAAGCTTCGCGGACTGCAGAAGCAGATGGCCGAGCTTCTGACCGATGACCAGGTGCGCGCGCTACACAACGACATCACCGAGCTGGCCGCGGCCGGCTGAATCTGAGGAGTCATCTTGCAGGAGCCTGGCCGCCTGTTCCGTGAGGCGTGGATCGACAGCGTGCGCAAGCACTTCCCCGGCGAGCCGAAGCCGTCGTATATCACGCCGTGGGAGGAGACGCCCGACTGGGAGCGCTCGTGCGCCGCGGCGGTGGAGGAGCAGGTGCGCGCGTTCGTCGATGCCGCGGCTGGCCAGACGGCGAAGCTGACGCGCGAGCAGCGGGGGAGGTTCGTAGCGATCTGCTGGCTCGGGCAGATTTACAAGCACGTCGCGGACCCAAAGCCGTCGTACGTGGCCGACTGGGATGACCTGCCGGAGTGGCAGCGCGAGACCGACGCCGACATCTTCGATCACATCGAGCAGGCGCTCCGCCCCGGTGGCTGA